CAGTTCGCCACACACCAGCGCATCAATTCTGCGAACATACAAAGGGTCGAGAGAGCCCCGCTGCTCTCGATCTTTGTCCTCTTGAGAAAGCTCGATCCCCGGGCGCAAACCAACAATCACGTTGTAGTTCGCAATTGCGGTTCGAGAACACACCTGTTGAATCTCATCAAACAGCGAAACACAACGATCATCATTAACCTGGTGGAAGAGGTCGATGGTGTAGGCCATAACGTCAATTGGCGTTCGATCCATTACGAAACTGCCTGAGCCATTGGATTTGTCGGCAATGTGGTTTGCGACGGCCAGCTGCACCTGCAGTCGTTCGAAGAGAGGCATTTCTTTGCCAACCACAACGCCTAGCTTACTCATCAGCGCGCCGACGCCAGCATCGACAAACTTGTAACCGTACTTAAGTGCGAGACGCTTGGCTAAAGTCGTTTTGCCCGTTCCCTGGGCGCCAGCCAAACCTATGCGATCCATTCTTTATCTCCATAAACAACTTGTTTAAAGGCTGGCGTTGTTTCCGTTTCCTCTTGCACCACTAACGTCTCAAGGGAAATCAGATTTGCGGCGGCCATTTCATCCATGGGGAAAAAGGTATCTGCGTCGGGCACTTCAACATCAAGGTGCGTCAGATAAACACGATAGACGTATGGCATGGCGAGTCGATAGACCTCAGCTCCCCCAATAATGGCCACCTCTTGGTTTGAGTAGACAGACAACTTAGCCACATCAGGCATACCTCTCATATGGGAGAAGCCAGCCGGTACACGGGCCGCATCGCGACTGATAACAACGTTGACACGGTCAGGCAGTGGCTTACCCAGGCTTTCCGCTGTTTTACGCCCCATAACAACAATCTTACCGGTTGTCATGCGCTTGAAAATTTGCAGATCTTCTTTGCTGCGCCATGGCAGCTGATTCCCTTTTCCGATGGCGCCGTTCTTGGCCACCGCAGCAATCATAAACATGGTCACTCTCCCTTTCGGACGACATAACAAACAGGGCGGTTTGGGTGGCTTGCCATTACGCTGACAAACTCTTGGCTGGCGCCTACCGCTGCAATAAGTCGATCGACCCGATGCTCCTGCAAAGTCTTTTTCAAAAAAGCTCCGTACTTGGGCGTCATTCCGCCGAAGTAAAGCCAGTCGTAATCAATGCCAGCCCCTTTTAGCCATTGCTTCGTAGCCTCACTCAATTTGGCTGAGCGATTTGAAACCAAAGCAATCTCTGCCCCGGAGCGCATAAAGCCCCGGAGCATTCGGCTGGTGGGGAAGATAAGACCATCGCCCATTACCAGACGATCATCCTCGGCCGACAATGAGCTGCGGTGATTTACCTCAGCCAAAACATTGTCGATCTCACAAAAAACAATCATTCCCCTGGTCATTGCTACACCGCCACCGGAACCTTGATCCATGGCAGTGGTTCATAGCCTTCAACCACGACGCCATCCCAGCGGAAATCGTCAATCTCTTCCCATGCTTCGGGAAGGATGACCACCGGGTCAGAGCTTTTGGGGATCTCGCGCGCCTGAAGTTCTTCAACCGCCTCTTGGTGATTGTCATAGAGATGGACGTCACATCCGTAATGAGTCAGAGACGCGGCCATGTGGCCGGTAATTTGGGCAATGAAGTGAGTCAGGATGCCGTACCCAGCAATGTTGAAAGGCATACCGACAAACACATCAACGCTGCGCTGCATTACCGTAGAGCAAAGAACTCGCTTTGGAATACCCAGGCTGTCCATCAGCTCGTCATTAATCTCAGTGCCAGAATCCAGCAGCTCAAGCAGGCGGCTATACATGCTTTCATGCCCGTACTGAGAGTGCGTCCGGCCGACATCACTTGCCATCGACAAACGGGTTGGGAAATCCAGCTCACGACTCCACACGTAAAACGCAAAGTGGCAAGGTGGCAGTGCCATGTCTTCCAGCTGAGCCACGTTCCATGCACTCATCAGCATTCGGCGATCGGATGGGTTGGTGCGAAGCGTGTTAACGATACGCGCCAGCTGGTCAACGTTTCTGGTGACAAGGGAGCGTTTTTCGTCAATTTCAGTTTCAAGCAAGTAACCACGATCAAGATACTTTTGTAGATCGCTGCTGAGGATAATCCGGGTATCTTCCAGGCTGCGCCATTGCTTTCCGTAGACCGGCCCGAGGTCATCGTTCTCATCGGCCCATGCGTCCCAGATTTTGACGCCATGCTCTTTCAGGAAGCCGATATTGCCAGTGCCTTTGAGATACCACTCCAGCTCAACCAGAAGAGGTTTGAGGTTGGTTTTTTTGCTGGAAACAAGTGGCACTGATGCACCAGTCAGCAGGTAATCGGTTGCTAAGAAACAGGTTCCTTTTGTGCCGGTTCCAGTTCTGTCGCCAGAGGCCATGCCTTCTGATTGAACCCGGCTAATTACTGAACGGTATGTGTAATCCGTCGCCAGGCCATTAGTGAAAGGTTTGTTGAGTAAACTTGTCATCTTGGTTTCTTTGATAGGTAGGTGATTACCTATCTTATAATAAGTAAAAAAAGAGCGCCATAAAAGCAACCCTATAACTTAACAGCAAAAAAAAAGACGCCCATAAGGGCGTCTATAAATCAGATATTCTGATAAGGTTTATTTCGCATAAGAATCAAATATACCTTTATAGCCATTTAACTACAAGGCGCATCTTCATAATTCCTTCACAATAGTAGATGTCTCAGCCGTCGCAACAAAGCCAACCAGATCAGCTTCACTGTAGGTTGGTGACTTGAGGATTTTGCCATCGGAGATGCGGAATCCGATTCTTAAATCAGTACCTTCACAGGCACGGAAGCCCAGATCTGAATGGTCGTACTGGCAGCGATCCACCGCCACAGCCCGCTCTGCATCGTCACCCGGCCACAGCTTCGTCATGTTGGAACGGTGAACTTCCGCCACCAGCTCTACAATGTTGATGTCCATTAAATCAGCCAGGCGATAGGTCATGCTGCAGGCGACATAAAGCATGTTCAGGACTCGGCGCAGCTCGTTAATAAGAGCACCTTCTGACAAATTCTCTGACTCAATTTTGGTCGCAAGAGCCTCAAGCTCATCAGCGACTTTGCCAGCTTCATAAAACGGTAGCTTCACATCATCGATCGCTGCGGAAGTCATAGACAAAGTCTCATGGAATCGACCTACGCTTTGATCCTGGGTATAGATACTCATCCCCATAGGTGCGCCGCCGCGGATCGCCACCATAGTGCCAATACCGACATAGAGGAAGTCAGCCATCGCATCCAATATCTTCTCTAAATTTGAGTTATCGGCAGCTGGGATGCCTTCTTCAACAGCTTCTTCGCGAATAAGTTTTGCACGTAAGCGAAGCAGCGCCGGTGTTGCAGCTATACGTTGAGGATGCTGAAACAGCCCGTGGAATTGGTTAACCATCTCATAGATGTCCAGAGTATGATCGCCGTAACCCGGATGCAGCTCGTAAAGATCTGGCTTGAAGCCGACAACTTTGTCACCGAACAGCTTCACTTTGTCCATAATGCCAGTAAACATCTTGTTTCCTTATTTATATAAACAATCACTTTATTTTCAACATAGTAACGTGTTGGACGTAGGCATCCAACACGTAAATTCATCAAATATCGGCGAACTTCTTCAGGCTCTTCGAACTCACCGTTGAGTCAATCTGCCCAACCAGATATGAGCCAACCTCAACTTCTTGCGGCGCCACTTGCACCTGGTCACTCAGCAGCCATTTGTTCATCCACGGCAGTGGGTCATTTAACGCATCTTCGAAAATTGGCTTAAGCCCCATGCGACGCAGGCTAACGTTGGTGCGATATTTCACGTACTGCTTCAGGATTTCTGCATTGAGGCCGATCATAGAGCCATCTTTGAAAAGATGTTCTGCCCAGCGCATCTCCTGCTCAGCCACGTCCTTCATGGTCTGGTAAACAAAGGGCTCAAGCTCATCAGCCACAGCCTTCCACTGCTCACCCTCTTTGCCGACGCGCATGTACTTGATCATCATTTCTGTAGAGTGACAATGCAGAGCCTCATCACGCGCGATGAAGCGCATAATTTTTGTATTGCCTTCCAGTAGTCCACGCTCACCAAAAGAAAACGTGCAGGCGAAGCTGACATAGAAGCGAATTGCCTCCAGAGCGTTTACTGCTACCAGGGTGCGGTAAACCTGTTTCTCCATGGCAAGTTCGCCATAAATCTCATCAAAACGGCCTTCCTGCTCTGATAGATACTCGCGAGCGCAGATCAGCTGATACAGGGCGTCATACTGCTCAGTAACCGATGCGGCGCGGCTCACAATTTCTTCATCGCTCACAATGCCGTCGAAAATTTCAGCCGGGTTATCGACCATGCCACGAATGATGTGCGTGTAGCTGCGGCTATGAATGGTCTCTGAGAATGACCACGTTTCAATCCACGTCTCCAGCTCTGGAATGGACGCCAGCGGCAGCAATGTAGCGTTCGGGCTGCGACCCTGTACGGAGTCCAGAAGAGTTTGGTAACGGAGGTTGCTCAGGAAGATGTGTCGCTCATGCGGTTGCAGTTTGTTGTTGAACTCAATGCGATCTTTAGAAATGTCCACTTCTTCAGGGCGCCAGAAGAAAGAGAGCTGCTTCTCGATCAGCTTCTCAAACAGGCGATATTTTTGCTGGTCATAGCGAGATACGTTTACTGACAGGCCAAGGAACATAGGTTCTTTTGTCGCGTCGTTCGCCCCAAGCCGGAACGTTGAATATTGGCTCATGTGTTTTCCTCGTTGTTTTACGTGCCAGCATTGTGATGCGCTGGCACAGGTGTTCAATTGATTGGAGACGGTGGGGCGGCTGCCCCACGCTTTAGATGGTGCAGGTGTCGCAATCAGGCTCGTCGTCAAGAATTGGCTCTTGATTAGCCTGGAGCGCGCTGGTCACATCGCTGGTGTCTTCCGTTTGGCCGGCACCGTCGCGCGTGTTGTGGTAATAGAGAGTTTTAATGCCCAGCTGGTAGGCGGTGAGCAGATCATCAAGCAGCGTTTCCATTGGGACTTTGCCATTAGGGAAGCGCTCAGGATCATAGTTCGTGTTGGTCGAAATAGACTGGTCGAAGAACTTCTGAATGATCGCCACTTTGGTCAGATAGCCGTAGTTGCTCGGCATATCCCACAGGTATTCGTATTGCCCTTTCAGGTTCTCATAGTCAGGCACAACCATTTTGATGGCGCCTTCTTTAGAGGATTTGATGGACACAGCGCCGCGCGGCGGCTCGATGCCGTTCGTAGAGTTGGTGATCTGGCTCGACGTTTCGCACGGCATCTGAGCTGTCAGCGTAGAGTTACGCAGACCATGCACTTTGATGCGGTGGCGCAGCTGTTCCCATGGGAGTAGCAGCGGATGCTTCGCATTGATCTCCTGACCATCCAGGGACTTGCGATAGTGGTCAATTGGCAGCTGGCCGAGAGAGTATTTGGTTTCGTCGAACCACTCACACGCGCCTTTCGCTTCAGCTAATTTGCAGCTGGCGTCCAGAAGGTAATACTGAATCGCTTCAAACGTTTCGTGAACCAGCTTGTTGCCTTCGAGATCGGAGTATTTAAAGCCATTCTTCGCCAGGTAATACGCAAAGTTGGTTACACCAATACCCAGGCTGCGGCGCGCTTTTGCTCCACGCTCTGCGGCTTCCATTGGGTAGTTTTGGTAATCAAGCAGTGAGTCGAGTGCCGCGACTGCAAAGAATGCGACTTCCTGCAGGTCACCCAGAGAATCGATGGCGCCGAGGTTAAACGCTGACAGTGTACAAAGAGCGATCTCGCCGTTGGGATCGTCAGTTTTCACCAGCGGTTTGGTTGGCAGCGTAATCTCAGCACACAGGTTTGACATACGCACTGGCGCAATGCTCTGGATGAAGGAGCTATGCTCGTTCATGTGATCAGCGTTGCCGATATAAATACGACCGGTAGAAGCGCGCTCCTGCATCATGGAAGAGAACAGCTCAACGGCGGAAACACTCTTCTTGCGAATAGCCGGGTCAGCTTCGTATTTCAGGTAAAGTTCTTCGAATAGATCCTGATCTTCGAAATAAGCGTCATAAAGACCAGGCACATCATTCGGGCTAAACAGAGTGATGTTCTCTTCACGAATAAGACGGCGGTACATCAGACGGTTCAGCAACACACCGTAGTCAAGATGACGTACACGGTTCTCATCCACACCGCGGTTGTTTTTCAGCACCAGCAGGCTTTCAGTTTCCAGATGCCAGAACGGATAATACGCAGTAGCTGCGCCGCCACGGACACCACCCTGAGAACAGGATTTAACGGCTGTCTGGAAATGCTTCAGGAACGGGATAACGCCAGTGTGGGTCGCTTCGCCACCACGGATTTCGCTTCCCAGCGCACGGATGCGGCCAAAGCTAATGCCGATGCCGGCACGTTGAGAAACGTAATCGACGATCGCGGCAGCTGTACCATTGATGGCTTTTAGACTGTCGCCAGATTCAATCAGTACGCAGCTTGAGAACTGGCGCGTCGGTGTGCGAACACCTGCCATGATTGGGGTTGGCAATGAGAGCTTGAATGTACTGGTGACATCATAGAAGCCTTTGACCATTTCCAGACGAGTTTTACCACTGGTGCCGTCCTGCCAATCCTGGAACAGACACATGCCCACCAGCATATAAATGTGTTGCGGTGCTTCGTGAATTTTTCCAGTGACGCGGTTCTGGACAAGATATTTGCCCTGCAGCTGCACGGTGGCCGCGTAGCCAAACAGATCATCGCGAGCGGTATCGAGATATTTGCCCAGCTCGTTAATTTCGTTTGGATGATAGCGTTTCAACAAATCTTCATCGTAAATGCCACGATTAACGAGGTTCACGATGTGCATGTACAGGTCGGGGTATTCATACTGACCAAACGCATCTTTGCGCATTTTGAACAGATTAAGACGGGCTGCAACCTGGGAGTAGTTCGGAGTTTCCGGGCTGATCAAATCAGCTGCGGCTTTCACCAGCGCCTCATGCAACTGGCTGGTGGTCATGCCGTCAAAAATGCTGGCAGAAGCACCGAGGGCAATGGCTGATGCACTGACGTTTTCAACGCCTTCGACCGCCCACATTACCACGCGGTTATACTTTTCTTCGCTCAGTGGCTCCGATCGCCCGTCACGTTTCTGGATGTTAATCATGTGTTTTCCCAATAAAAAGGCCACTACATATAGTGGCCGTCATGATAGTAGGTAGTTGACTACCTATCAACGATAAATCATAAAATTGCTTTCAGTACGCTTACCACCTGCTTGAATTGATCAGTATCTAAACCGACGTAAATCGCCGCTACAGCGTCAGCAAGATGCTCATTCTTACCGGTCAGCACCATTTCACCTTTGGACTTGTGGCGAAGCCAGGGGGCGTCTGGTTGCTCCTGAGTAGCCCACTCAATGATGTCCTCTTTAGCAACACTCGCTTTACCGCCGACATACTTCTTGATTTCGTCAGGGGTGATCTGAATTAACGGCTTTTGAATGCTTGCCAGAACGCCGATGCAAATGCCATAGCTGGTTTGAGCACGAGACGATTGGCTACCCACCGGCAGCTCAGCAAAAACGATATGTGCCTCATCAATCATTGGCTTTGCTTTCGCCCAAATCTCACCAGCGCGGCGCAGATCGTCGCTGTTCACGCGAACCGTTTTCTTCTTGCCACCGGCCTTCGTTTCAGCCAGCTCAAAGCGCGTGACCTTAACTTCATTGGTGTCCAGATCGAGTGTGCCGGCAGCGATGCCAAAGTTACTCATGCTGGGGTCTAACCCGACGATTTTAATCAACTTACTCATATGGTCTCCTTACCATGTTCCCCACTGAGGGTGGGCTTCCTGCGTTTTAACCGGTTCATCTTTTTGCTGGCTTCTTGATGGTACGCCCAGCAGCTCATTGAACAATGAATCATCATCCTCTGAGGTCATCATTGTTTGCGCAACGAACTCACACAATTCACTTAAGTAGTTCTTCGGCAGATTGTGCTTAACATTTTCATGTGTATCGCCGTCAGCGACAAAAATGGTCTCACCTTTGCCATCCTTAAACTCAACAATAGTGTTTCGGATGAGGTCATCACCTTCTTCGAATTTGATAGCAACGCTTTCGAATGCAGTGCCACCGCTGGCCACCAGCTCCGATTTGTTTTTTAGACGGCGGATAAAAGTGTTGAACGCGCTGATTTGCTGGCTATCCAGATACAGTGACGGGTCGCCAATACTCATGGTCAACGTGTTTATGTCACTCAGAGTGACCAGACCGCACTCGCGAGGCAGATAGCCGCTCGGATCTGCTAAGTTGATCATAAGCGGCTTTATGTTGCTTTCATGCGTCAGCGTCGTCATGACCGGGCTGGCGTCAAGCAACTCCGTTAACGCGGCGCGCTGCGCGTCATCTACCTCGCTTAGCTCGAAGTACCACTTAGGCCGTACCGGCTCGTCCACGTAATCCGACAGGAGGTTAATGGATGCCAGTACAGAAACCACTTGCCGGAACTGGATGTAACTCAGCTCATTAACTGACATAGCTGCGGCCATCCTTCACTTCAACGGTGATAGTTTCGCGGAACCATGATTTCATTTCTTTGTGGCTGATGATCATCACGGTGCCACGCTCGCGCGCCTTGGTCTCAAGGATGCCCATCAAGCGCTCAAGCCCTGCTGAGTCCAGCGCATCGTCAATTTCATCACCGATAAACAGCTGGATGTTTTTGCTGGCGCGGCTGGCCACCAGATCCTGCAATGCCAGTGAGCAAGAAATTCGCACCTTTCGTTTCTCACCACCGGATAAACCCATGAATGATTTGCTGGAACCTGCTTTCGACACATTGATGTTGAATTTGTCGCGGATCTCACCTTTCTTAGTGGTCTCCATGGTTGACCATTCAGCAACGATATTGCCGTCAGATAGCGTGTTGAGATATTCGGCGGTGCGCATGTTCAGGAACGGCGTCACTGAACTGAGAATGTGCGAACGCACACCGGCTGGGGAATATACCTGGCGCGCTTTCTCAAGCAGCTGAGCCTGATCCTGATGGTTTTTAAGTTCTGTTTTAAGTTCTGCGTATTTAGATTTATTGGCGCGCAGGCTCTCTTCATGGCGCGTAATGCTCGCCAGAAACGGATTCACTTCTGCCATGACACGATCCACTTCAGCCTTAGCGCGGCGGAAGGTGGTCTCAAGCAAACCCAGCTCACCGGAGCGCTTATTTAGGGTGCTTAGCTCGCCATTAAGCTGCTGGATTCGGGCAACGATGGCTGAGACGTCTGGTGTTGCGTCGATAAGTGCTCGCTCGATGCCGCGCGCTTTATCAAGGCGGCCTTGCTGTTCAGCCACTGTCGCTGCTGATGCCTGCGCTTCTGCAATTTCACTGCGTGCCTGGCCAATATAGTTCTCCTTAACGGTTGATAAATCTTCGCTGCAATAAGCCTTTCCGCATGTTGGGCACGGAGTGCCAACCTTGGAATCAATGGCATCAGCCTGCGCTTTGTTATTGTGGGCACGTTTAACCGCTGACGCTTTTAACGTCTCTGCGGAACGGATGTTGCCTTCCGCTTCGGAAATAACAGCCCGGACACGAACCAGCTTTTTGTCGTGTTCATCTTTAGTTGCCAGTTTTTCACGCTCTGCGGTAATGGCGTTCTGCTTATCGCGGATCTGTTCTGGAATGGTTCGCAGCTCCAGCTCCGCCTCTGCCAGCTCAACTTCAGCGCCGGTCAGATCTTCGCGGGACTTTTCCAAACGCTGACTGCGGCTCTTTTCCCACTCTTCTGAGGATGCCTTTGCAGACTTCAGCTCTGTTTCAGCTGAGTCCACCAGCGACAGAGTGCCTTCCATCTTGGTCTTAACGTTATCTACACGCGCGGCAGCTGCATTTGCTCGTTCGCGAGCAATTGAATACGCCCGGGTCAAACGGTCAACACCAGCAGCTTCTTCCACTATCGCTTTAAGGTTCTTGTCAGTCATGCCCGGCAGGTCTGGCATAGCCTCCTGGCTTGCATAAATCGATGCGGTGAACACTTCCTTCGATGCGCCAATCAGCCGTTCGACAAGCTCCTGCGTAAGCGTGTCTTTGCCTTTAGTCATGTCGCCATCTTCACCACGAACAATCAGACGGTTTTTAAACTCTTTGTGGTTGCGGTGACGGATGATCGCGAACTTTTTGCCTTCGTCCTCTATGGTCACTTGAACGCGACAGTTCTTCTCGTTCCCCGTTGACAGAACTTCCTCACCCTTCACACCGTGGGCAGTTTCGCCATAGATGCACCACATTAAGCTGTTCATGAGAGTGGACTTGCCAGCGCCATTGCTGGAAGCTGATGAGTCGTCAGTGTTGATACCCTGGATCAGCACCAGCCCGCGGTCGGAGAGTTCAACTTCCGCTTCGGCCAGCGCCATGAAGTTCTCAACCTTCATTGACAAAAATTTCATGTGCTTTTCTCTGTATGTTTTATTTTGGATGCCAGGTTAGTCAGCTTTGGCTGATCTTTCTTGAGACGAAACTCCAGGTGAGTTTTGTACAAAGCGCGATCTAAGACTCCGTCACGATAAAGACGGTTGAGCTTGTAGCGCACTCGTTCACTGCGGTATGTAAAACGATGGAGTGTGACCGTCCCTCCGTTGTTCAGGATATTTACAGCCCACTGGTATTTGCCGGTGATCATTCTGAAGTTCCGGTTTCCGCTTCAATCAGGATGTCGCTGCAAAGCGCGCCCAATGCCTTCACATCAAAACCGCCGTCAGTGTCGTGCATAATCTGACAGTAAGCGCTCACTGACTCTCCAAGGCTATCTATCTTTGACGTAGCAGAAGTGCTGGCGGAGCCGGTCATCATTGAGGATTTACGAACGAAGTTGCACACGACGCCTTTGGCGCCCATGGAGTTGAGGGTGTTTTTTATCTTTACGCCTTCTTCGTCGGCTTCAATAGTCGCGTAGAAACGAACGTAATTGCCGCGTACTTCGCTGTCATCAACGCCCTCTTCGAGGTTGACGAACTTTGGAGCGGAGGTTTCATGCTGGGTAAAACTGCCATCTGGCTGTACGATCATGTAGCCGGCCAAAGTTCCAACATCACCCCAATTCTGGTGCGTTAACGCACCTACACTGACGACTCCGGGCAGGACTTCTTTGTGGTTATGGTAATGACCAGACAAAACCAGGCGGAAGCCAATGTCCTTCAGCTCCTGCGCATCGATGCCCACATCGGGCATGGTCGGGATCGCTTTATTGACTGAGGTATGAATGATGATGTCGTGGTTGTCGCCCTCAAGACGATTTCGCAACGCCTTCATATCACTCAAAAGCTCGGCGTGGGAGTTACGCCAGCTGATGAAATGAACATTCACATCACCAACTTCAATGCTGAACGGCTGCTGCCCACAAACGATATGCACCCCGATCGACTGCAGTGAGGCAGCTGCGTTAGCGCTGTAGACAGAATCGTTGGTTTCGAGGTCGTGGTTGCCGGCCAGCATGACCACTTCAAGGCCAAGCTCATTGATGATCCACTTGTAGGTTTCCGTCACGTAGTGCAGTACAGATGGCGTTATAGTGCCGCGTACATGGAACGTATCACCTGCAACAAACAGATGCTTTGCCCCAGCCTCTTTGATGGCAATCGCAGCTTCCTTTGTCGATTCAAGCAGAATGGCCAGGCGGGAATTAAGCCCGTTGGCGTCAGAAACCGCGAAAGTATTCCATTTGTGGTAGTGGGGATCAGAGATCACGCCATACGGTATAGTCATGTGTTCTTCCAGCTTGTTATAAATTCAACGCAATGTTACCAACACTGAATAGGCCATCAATTCAGAGCTATAGGCTATTGGGTTGGTTCGCAGGCTGGCTATTATGCAATATTTATAAGTAGCTAACTACCTACTATCTGGAGGGACAAGTTTTAAATTCCTTAACTCCATAGCAAAGGCGCTCTAAGATGATGTTTTACACAGCATAATAGGGATCATAATGGCAATTGTGCTTTCAGTTACTGAACAAATTCAGATCGCATTAAAACTTGGTTATGAACGTGTGCCAGACGAGGACGCCTATACGTCGGCATACTATGTCAAAAACGGCTTAAAATGGATCTTCAACATAGTAGGCCTAAAGAAAACTCTAAATGTCTCTTCAGATGATGAGCTGAGGGAACAGGATTACGATGTTGAAACTTATTACGACGTTCGGAGAAATTACAACAAATACAAACAAATGATTGTTGGTAGCGACCTGACTTCGCTCTATGAAGATCTGCGAGTCACCGATGATCCAGATGAGTGGGTTTATTTGGCTGATGGCATGTGGATGAATGGGGATGGCGATTTGATTGAGCGGTAGATAGCACAAGCCCGCTGTACGCTTCTCTAAGAGGGTGAACGTAAGCTCTGGTGCGTTCACCCATCTTATAGGTTCAAATCGTTTTCTCGTGCTTTCTGCGAAGCGAGGCCATATCTATCACTGGTGCTTTTGCCCGAGGATCTTCTAACTCAAGTTCATGATCCGTGTGATATTCAACGTCATGTTCACGGCTGATGCTCCGCAGATAAATGGCCGTCAGCTGACTATCAGGCTTCAGAAAATGCCCATAGGATTTACGGATTACTTCAGAAACCTTTTCGACGCTTTCACCACCCATGCAAAGGTGGTTGAATCGGCTGTGTTTTCGAAGCATTTCTTCGTAGGGCCCCGAACATACTCGATCCACTTTTGCGAACCTGATTCGCTCTCCGTTCGCTGCGTCTACCAGACACACGATTTTGCCTGGCTCTACACGGCTAACCCAGGTAACTCCGCTTCGGAGCGTGTTGAAGTAAGGCTCATTCAATCCGATGATCGGTTTACGAAACGCGATAAGCGGCACATACCGCAGACAAGAATTTAAGTGGAAGTCAGCTCCTGTAGCCTTGAACTTATGCCGTGCCTCGTTAATTGGGCATTTTGATGCAATTCCACAGAGGTCGCATAGTTCTTTCTGGGAGTTAAGTTTGCTGTCTGGCTCAATGGTATAGGTGCCATCTTCGAGACGGCGAACCCAGCGTGTTCGTTTAAGATCCATTGGTCTACTCTTGCTGGTGGAAATATTTGCGACTGTAACGCATAAATTTGGCGTTAGGCTGCAACTGCCTGTTTTGCTTATCCCCAATTTCCACAGTGTCGATCCAATAAATTGATCCTAAAGTGATCCCAATGGAGATCCAAAAGAGATCCCCGATCGCCGCAAACCCACGCCACCACAGGGCTGAGACAGGATCGATCTTGACTGTAGTGTGCAGAATCATGACTGCGACATGTGAACCTACCAACTGCGGTACGCAAATCCATTAACTGCGGTATGTATTTACCTTGACTGAGATATGCAGTTACACTTACGGCATGTGAACAACTGCTGGTGCATAAAATGGTCAAGAAATCCAAAACCTTACCGATGAATTTGGAAGAAACAAACAAATCGACAGGTGAGATCGTTTCACTGGATATTAACAGCTCCAGCACTGTTCAGCCGGTTCCTCTCATGCGTCTCGGCCTGTTTGTTCCTACCCTAAAATCAACGAGTAAGAGCAAGACCAACCGTAAAAATATCACAGATGCGACCGAAGAACTTGTCCAGTTGTCCATAGCCAAGAGCGAAGGCTACAACGACGTGAAAATTACAGGGTCACGTTTGGATATGGACACTGATTTCAAGGTATGGCTGGGGATCGTTCGCTCAATGGCTGAGCATGGGGTGCAGGGAAGTGCGCTTAAGCTCACGTTTGTCGAGTTCGTTAAGATGTGTGGGTTCGATAGCCGACGTTCCAACCAGAAGATGCGAGATCGTATCAGTAACTCCCTGTTTAAATTGGCATCCGTAACGCTTAAGTTCCAGAACGATACGAAAGGGTGGGTGACACACCTGGTAAAATCAGCCTCATACGATGTCGTTGAAAACGTTGTTGAAATAGAAGCTGAGCCTAAGCTCTTCGAACTCTATGACATGGACAGGCGTGTGCTGCTTCGACTTAAAGCCATTGATGCACTGCCACGTAAAGAATCAGCCCAGGCTCTGTACACCTTCATTGAAAGTCTACCCCAGAACCACGCTCCCATTTCGATGAAGCGCCTTCGTGACCGGCTTAACCTGACTTCAAGCGTTTACACGCAAAATCACACTGTTAGAAAGGCCATGGAGCAACTGAAAGAAATCGGGTACCTCGAATACACCGAAACCAAACGCGGAAACTCCACCTTCTTCGTCGTTCACTACCGCAATCCGAAGCTGATCCAGACTTCTAAGCTGCCTAAACAAAAGGTTGAAGAGCAGCCGCCGTCAGAAGAGAACTACGACGAAGTCATTAAGGCTTTGAAAACTGCAGGTATAGATCCCGTCAAACTGGCAGAAGCCCTCGCTAAATCCAAACCCGAAAATTGACTGAGGTATGCAGTTTATTGACTGCGATATGCGGTTTATTGGCTGCGGTATGTGATATTGACTGCGGTATGCAATCTTCACTGAGATATGCGTCTCACATCCCATCTTGACTGCGATACGTAATATGCATACCGCAGTCAATGAAAACCACCCTGAACCAACCAGAATATGTGATTTCTTGACTGCGGTATGTAGAGTTGCGTACTTCGGCAAATGCCATTGACTGCGGTATGTAATAGCCACATACCTCAGTCAATTCTTGATAACCAGTTAGATGATTTTCTTAAGAAGCCCAAAGAGTGTCGGTGCGGTGATCGTCATTTCGTTTTTCAGCTTATCGAAGTGCTGCCACTGCTTGCGCTTGAAGGTGATGGTGCAGTCCCAGCGATCCAGAAGCTCTTCGTTCCCTTCACGCTTAAAGCCCTTTGCGCGCCAGTAACCGCTCTCTTTTTGGATCTCACTTTTCTGCATGGTGTAAATCATTACTAACCTCGGAACACTCGTCAAATATGATACTAGTGTCCTGAGAAGACACGCTGTACACGGCATCCTTTTTAATAAAGGTCTGGCCATCCGAGCCAACACCAAATTTCATCTTCTTCCGCGATTTCAGCGGGGGAGACTTGTAAATCGTAGAGCCGAGCAGCGCGTAAAACTCCATACCGCTGTCAACGACCAGCACACCGGTCATCCGCTCTGAAACTCCAGTGATTCGCTCTCCAACTGAATGAACGATGGCAGCGTGACACTGCAACGTTTTCAGGCTGTTAGCCTGGGCTAAAGTGGGAAGCATCAATAATGCGATTAACGAGATCCGTTTCATTTCAGCACCGGCGACAGGAACATGAATAATGCGGTGCTGAGCATGAAGGGGTAATAAACGCGCCCGGGCATTGGCTCGAAGGCTTTCTTCATCTGACGGCATAAAAGTACCAGAAGGAGAGAGGTTAATTGCAAAGCTACTGTCATGCGAACTCCATAAGATAGGTAGATAGTAACCTATTTTTGAAATGTAAGGAAAGCGTTAGCTGTAGGTTTCTAACGATAAGATCCTCACCAGTGTTTCTGCATCCTCATTGGAGAGCGGTTGGGTATCTTCCTGATACCAACATTGGCTGCCGCGCCAGCGTACATTGCTCTCGTCGATGGTTATCTGGTCATCGTCATAGCCGGTGCATTTGTTAATAGCGCGTTCAATGGCCTCGTCCATCAGTTCCTCATTCCCTGCTTCAACAATGAACAGAGGGAAGACTGAGAAATCACAACTTGAGTGGATTCTGACAAGCGTTTTCATGTGTTTATACCCTTATTATAAGTTGTTGGTTACTTAATTATATTTGACTTAAATAGGCGATTAATTGTTATCTACAGGCCACATCTTCGCGGCTACTCGGGGGAAGCAATCATCCAGGTGAAGGAGGAACCAGACGATCGCCTCTTTGCCATCTACTGAATTTTCAAAGATGTCGATCTTTCTAAATTGCGAATGAAAAACCTCGTGGCAAGTGCCTGGCCAAATTGGTAAGTTCTCACCTGCCTCCTTGAACAGCTTCAGCAGCAATGCTTGCTCTGGTTCTGGTGTCGGCCCAATCTCTTCGGCATACACGCGGATCAGCTTTTGCCAGGGTTGCTCATTCTCAGCCACATCGGGGGCGCCCATTTCCCCAATCGCAGTGCGCATGGATTCAGCCCACAATGGCTGCGGGAAGCCATCCGCTCTTAACTGGTCTACTTCATCAAGCGCAGCGTTAGAAGCGCTGTAAAGCGCTGTCAGAGCGCTTCCCTTTGGTTTACTGGTCATGGCATTTCCTTTTTGAGTTTTAGAGACAATTCGCGAAGTAGGCGAATGTCGTTTTCTTCACCAAAGTCAGATCTTTCAAGGTGACTTATGGCGAGTTCTACGCCTTCCGCAATCCATCTCTGGCGCTCAGCCGCCTTGTCATCTTTCTGCTGGCTTACCATCAGTTAATCCTTCTTGGTCTTGAAGATGCCGTGATGAGAGTGGTCAATGAAGATCAGGGCATCTTCCCCAAAGTCGTCAGTGGTATGCAGCGCCTGGCCATCAGAATCTGACACACCGCTATACTCCTTACCCGGAGTAAACCAATCGACACCCGGCCACACGCTTTCGCATACAACAGTCAAGATTGCCCCCCTATACCTCGAAGAATGCGCAGAGCTTCGTACATAGCTGGCAAGGCTTTTGCCGAATCAGTGTTGTCATCATCATTGTCAAAGATGATAGGTGTGCCCATATCCACGTTGCACTCCAGCCAATCGATCATGATTTCGATTATTTTTACAGGTGTGAGCGGCGTTACTGACTTACTCGCCTCTTCTTTCAAGTGTGGGAACAGGCCATTTAAAAACTTCTCCTGCGCGACGGTGTGCATCTCTCCGTTCATCTGGAGTTTCCCGAACCAGTTCTTGTCTGAAAGCAGCGTGTAGAAATTCGGCTCACCATCAGCCACCCATTTGATACCTTCGATGTTACTCATCAGCTTTGTTCTCCAGTTCGGCCAGGCGGCCAATTTCTTTGATCCCTAGGCGAAGTGCCACGCCAACGGCTGACGCTTCTAATTCGGCTTTTCCGGCCGACACAATGCTGTCCATCGACTCTTGGATCAGTTGGGTTGAGAACGATAGGTTTTTAGGCAGGTTGCCCAGATGGGCAGACATTGAACGGTACAACTCTTCCAGCTCGCGCTTACCGGCTTTCCCCTTGGCCATTAAAGTTCTGAGGGATTGCAGATCTTCAGCAAGGTTTGCCAGCTGGCGCTGGGCTGCTTCTTCAATGTTCCGGTCAAATCGCTGACGCGTGGACTCCATCCGTTTGATGGGAGGAATGCGAACGCTATCGCCGGTTTTAGTGCGATTGAGCGTACATGGGACACCTTCGCCGAGGCCAAAGCTGCAAACCAGAGTCGCCCATTGAGATGAGCTGAGGCTGATAGATGTTATAGGGCGTCGTGTAGCGCGCGCCGGGTTTTGCACACCATCCCTTTCAACCATCTGGCCTTCGTAGATCTCCAGCTCTATGATTTCAGCATGGCGAAGGTCAGAAGCGAATAAGGTAGTGCCGGTTGAGTGGATGCGGTTTACTGAAACCATCCCAAAAGCAGGGTGGTTTGAAACGTTATCGCCCCGAACCTGGGTCATTTCTGGTTCAATGGGTTCTAATGCAAAAGACACTTAATCTCTCCTTTCAATAAACGCGAGGGGGATATGTGTGACACTGTAACCATCCTCTTGAATGTGACGTTCGAATACTCGCTCCACAACGCGTCTGTCTGAGTTGTACATGTAGTTCCCGTAACGCTCATTAGTTACAACGTTCTCTACCTTGGTCAGCCAATAGCAGTCAACTATCGCGATCCGAAAGGAGCGGGGCGTTGTAACGTCAATAAGTGGTATGTGTTTGAATTTCATATTCACTCAGCAAACAAGTTGTTTTCTTGTGGGTCATAATGACAGAAAGAAAAAGGCGTCCAACTGGACGCCTTGCGTTTGTTACGGCTTGAACTGAACGAATGGTGGGGCGCTATTGCCGCCTCCAGCGACATAAACAGGCGTCTTGCCATCCCAGCGATTGATCGCCTCCAGTTGCAGCACTTCAGGATTACTACGAAGCGCCTGGCCGCGCAGGGTGATAGCGTTAGCCTCCGCTTCAGCACGAATGCGATTGGATTCGGCTTCACCTCGCGCCAACTCGATAGCCTTTTGGGCTTCAGCTTTGGATTGAGCGACTTCGTTCTCTACCCGCGCTGCTTTCTGGTTTGCTTCGATCTTGGCGTTAATGGAGTCTTTAACCTGCTTTGGATAATCCAGGTCAGTCGTCCAGCTCAGTTTCACGATGTGGATGCCAATAGGCTCAAGACTGGCGCGTAGATCCTTGGTCACGGCATCAAGCAATTTAGTTTTGCCACCGGCAGCCAGCTGCGTGATGTTCATATCAGTAGAGTGCTTGATCAGCGCATCTGAAATGTTCTGACGCAGGTTGCTGGTGGTGATGTCGTCCACACCTTTGCGATACGTCTGGAACACTTTGGCCACCTTGTCAGATTCGACAGCGTACTCAACACCAACATGCGCGGAGATAGTCATACTGTCTGAAGTCTGGAAGACGAACGGGTCATGATACGTGTGCAGCTGGTTAAACGTTGGGAACTTGTACAGCTCTTCGTTAATGGTCAGCCAGTAGCGGCCAACACCAACAACCTGCTGCTGTACGCCCTTCTCAGTGCCATACAGATCGACTTTCACACCAACGTAGCCCGCAGGGACGGTTTCACGATCACACGCTGTTAGCGTGAATGCGGATGCTGCCAGTAGCAGAGCGACAATTACCTTTTTCATTTCTTTTTGCGTTTCCATACTTTTTTAGAGATGGTCACCAGGGCGACCGGATAAGAAAGAGCGATAACAACGGCCAAAACCATGGCGAAATCATCACTCAGTGAGAACAGTGCTGGCACAATGAATCGATACACCGCTAAGGCAGATGCAATCACTCCAATTGTGAAGGTGTAGAACTTAATCATGTGTTTTTCCGATGTTTTATAGTGCTTATATAAAATAGGTAGTTACCTACCTAATTGCAATCAAAAAAGAAGGGGTGCGTTAGCACCCCTCGATTAAATGGCTATTTGTTAGCCTCATTACTCTACTTCAGCGGTCTCTTTCGCGGCCTCAACTTTGGCGCGCTTATCGCTGTCAATCTTGGCCAGCGCCGCAACGATTTCTTCCATCGGCTTTTGGCGGTACATATCGACGATCTGAGATTTGGTGTATTTCTTATCGCCAATCTCAACGCGGCCAGAAGAGTTCTTTGGTAGCAAGCCTTCTTCAAGCATATGCTCAACCAGTGACTCCACCACATCGAGGCCGCGGTTAGTGTCGTAATAGAAATTCCAGCTGCATTTCTCGAATGGCGGCGCCACTTTGTTTTTAACGACTTCAGCACCGACGCACTGGCCGATCTTCTCTTTGCCATCCTTCAGCTGGCTTGCACCCAAACGGATGCGCACAGAAGCGTAGAACTTCGGTGAATCACCACCGGGTGAAGTGGTCGGATCGCCAAACATCACGCCAATCTTGGTACGCACCTGGTTCAGCACGATCAGAAGACAGTTGTACTGGCGGCACCATTGGGCAAGGGTAGGGAAGTTCGCTGAAGTTGCGCGCGCCAGAGCCGTGTTGTCGTTCATGTTCAGCTCGTCTTTATCCTTCGCAGTGCCTTCAGCCATCTTGGTGAACTTCTCTGCTTTCGAGCGCGGCACCATTGATGCCAGTGAGTCGGTCACGATGACGATCGGCGCATCTTTGGGGATCAGCTCGTTGCTACGGATGGTGTTAAGCAGGATGCCGATGTTTTCCACTGAGTCCTCGAAGGTGTTTGGCTGCTTGTACACCCAAAAGCCTTCATCTTCGTCAGCATCTAATCCCATGCCCACCGCTAGGCCAACATCAAAGCTGTTTTCGTGGTCAAAGAAGGCTGCAACGCCACCCATACGCTGAGCAGCAATCATCGCTCTGGTGGCGAGAAACGTTTTGCCGGCAGAAGGTGGACCGAAGATCTCAACGATGCGACCAGCTGGCATACCGCCATCGTAGCGGCCAGAAATGGCGCGATTCAGTGGAGCATATCCGGTATCGAGCCACTGCTCGACTTTCTGGATAGTGTCATTTTTGCCCATCGCTTTATTCAGCGCCTGAGCGAGTTTTGATTTAGCCATGTGTTTTATCCTTGTGGTTTTATACGTTCTGCGGCTTTCGCCTCGTTCCACTCAATCGAGTCGCAATTAAGGTTTTTCTTTACGCGTGACAGCATTTTCACAACCTGATCTGAAACCTTCCCCAGCTCGCGTTTGGTAACGCTCATCCCGGCGCGTGACAGAATTGTTGGCAGACAGGTCACTGCGCTTTCCCCATGAAGGAAAACGACCTCTTTGGCCAGCGCGGTGTAGGTTGATGGGTGTCCGGTGAACAAAGAGCGGATCATGCGCAGTACCTTTCGAATGGCAGCTTGAACACGTCCATATCTTCAAGGAACGACCGGAAGTTAAGCTCCAGGCACATTTGCTCAAATGCTTTCTGGTCGCGCTCAGCTTTTACTGGCTCGATTACAGTCGGTGGGAATTGAGTTTTGATGAGGTTCATCAGTGACATGTTGCGCTTGAAGGCTTCGAGCATCCGACATTTGGTTTTCTCGTTGAAAGCGTTCTTGGCCAGGTTGTTGAATGCTGTTTTATGGCGACCTTTGTCGATGACAATGCTGCCGTCCATAATGCCCCGCACCATCGTTACAACGCTGCCGTACTCTGCAATGATCTCCTTGGCGCCACCGTCACCAATGCCACCTACAGCAGCAATATTGTCGGACTTGTCGCCCTGAAGTGCTTTGCCTTCGAGAAAGCCGCGGGGAGTTGCATAGCCAGTAAGCTCCGAAAACTGCTCGAAGTTGATCTGTTTATGCTGGGCGTCGGCTCGTACTGTCACCCATGTAACCTTTTCGCTAACCAGCTGAAGCCAGTCCTGATCGCCAGTGAGCAGATAGATGTGCTCAACTGCAGGTGAATTAACTAACTTCTCAACGAACATGCCGGCCAGATCATCAGCTTCGCCATCTTTGGCCGTGAACTGGTTTACGCCCAGCACTTTCATCATGTTGACGATGTAAGGCTTTTGCTTGGAAAAGCCTTCTTTCATCTTCAGCATTTCTGGGTTGTCGTCTCGGTTGGATTTGTACTCTGGGTAAAACGAACGGCGGCGATCGCTGAATCCGTCCCAAAAGACAATTGGCCGCGCGTGAAGGATGGAGGCGTAACGACGAACGTTTTTGACGAAGCCGAAAATCGCCTGCACTTCCATTTCACCGTTGTGAAGTTTCTCTTTCTGCTGCTGGTGGTAGTAGCCGAGGCTGTTACCATCGACGAATAAGTAGTTCAAGGTATGCTCCTTCCAAAAAGTAAGGCGTCCGAAGACGCCTTCTTTCCGTCTATTCGACGATTACAGACCTTCTAGCTCAGCCAGAAGTGAATCCAGTGCCGGGTCTGCTGCTGCAGGTGCTTCTGCCGCTGGCGTTGCCGCCACTGGCTCAGCAACTTTTTCAGCTTCTGGCACGAACTCAGCTTCAACCGCACGAGCAACCTCTTCATCAACGATGGACGATGGCGCCGGGGTCTCTTCACGCGCAACAGCTGCTGCACCGTGAGTAGTCGCTGGGGCGTCGTCGTGGCCGGTGATGGAGCCGAAGCCTGGCAGTGCTGCTGCTGAGTTGGTTGTTGATTTAACAGCGGCAATCGCAGAAGGTGCAGCGATTCCAATCTGACGGCTCATATGACGCGTGGTAGCCAGCAATTTGGTTTCGTCAGCCTGGTTTGCGAAAGCAATCAGGTCATGCTGCTTGTTCCAGAACTTGTCTTCGATGTTGCCTTTGAAGACTTTACGCTTAGGCGACACGCTGTATTTGGTGTCGCGACCAGAACCGGTACGGGTAATGCAGAACGCATAGCCTTCAGTTTTGCTCAGCGGGTTACCAATTTCATCGGAAAGGTCTTCGCCGATAACTTTCAGAATGTCATCGAACACGGTTGCTGGCAGTTCAATCAGCTGGGTTTCTTTCGCATCAGCGAAATCTTCACGAGCAGAAAGTACGCCGTTAACCAGATAGCGTGGAGTGGCGCGCATTGCCTGAATGCGGTCTTCCATTGCTTTGTTGCCTTTGTGACGAGCTTTACCTTCCATCACCATTTCGCACAGCTGGCAAGCACGACCATGGGTGTGCTGATCACACACGTAAGCGGTGGTTGCTTCTTTGCCTTCGTCGTTCTGGTACTTAACGAAGTGCATACCCCACGTTTGATAGAAGACGCCGTCAGGATCGTCTTTGTTTGGGAACAGACGCAGGTAGTTATCGCCATCCTTCAGGCGAGCCATATCGACGTTGTTACCACGTTTAGCTGCGATGTCGCCGCGAGCTTTGCTCAGAAGGTTCATTAATGCTGATGACATGTGTTTCTCCATTATTGTTTTTGGCCGAGGGTGCGTTGCACTTTGGGCAGTCGTGACTCGCTAACGAGCAAGTGCATAATAGCTAGTTAACTAGCTATAATCCAGATATAAAAATAGGGTATCAGGAGGAACGATTAAAACGTTCGGCATCCATGCGTTCGATTTCAATAATGGCGAGCTTAGATGCCTGCACGATCATGTCTTTTCGGTGGTTGAAGGCCGCAACGGCATGTTTGTACATGTCAGCCAGGTAACGAGCGTCATCCAGCTTTTGTCGATGAGATAGGTAGCTGACGCTGGTCTTTACCTTGGCATCGAGGATTGATTCGTTGAACTTGATGCCGTTCATACTCAAGTCTTTACGGTGCGAGTCATAAAGTTTGGCCTCAATAGCATCGAGGCCGCGCTTAGCATCAGCCACTTGTCTTTCAGCTTGCGCCAGTCTTGCACCGTACTGCATGAGTAGCACTGGTTGTCGTTGCCAGACCGCCTCAAGGTCATCGCGATTAAACTCAAGGTCGATGATAATTTGATCAAGGATATTGTTCATGTGCGTAATAGTCATTTAGTTATTTTTGGTATTTGATTCTAACACACAAAGTTCCTAAGACTTAAATTTACAGCTGAGGCTCTTATTGAAACTCTCTAAATTAAAGATCCTTAACAGCAAGATTGAAGAAAAGAATTGTCTTGCTTATCTGTATTAACCTTGTGTAGAGTTTCGGTCGTTGACACACATTAACCCAAGGAAAGCTTTATGAGTGGCCTGTTTATTTCTGCTGAGCAATTGAAAGAGTTGTCTGAGCCAACCCAATACGAAATCATCCAGTTATGTGTCCGTGGTGTTAAGCGGGAGGTGATGGACGCTGTATTGGAAGATGGCTTCTCGTCAGGAGTTGCAGTAGACCTTTCTTCGTCCCAAGCCAGTCGCCTTATCAAAGGACTTAGTGAGAAAAGCCGCAACGTGCTACTGAGTTTCATTGAGCTGAGTGATCAATTTTCAGAGCATGATGCTCAAGGTGTTTACTCTACTGACCTGGCGGCAAACGCAGGGTATGACCTGGACGACATTAAGGGCGTTTGGTCAGGGCTGACACGTCGTACACGAGGGGTTACCGACGATAAGACCGCTGAATTGTTCCATTGGGAATGGGATGATGAAAAAGAGGATAACTACGCCATTATGCACCCTGCAACAGTGGCGAACCTTAAGCGAGCATTTAACAAATAACAGAAACCCGCCCAATGGCGGGTTTTAACTTAACTACTCTTCATCGTCCGTATCATTTCGGTGATCGTAAACCTCATCAAAATCAGGCAATGGTTTATTCGTTTCTTCGTAATGCTCTTTGATTACTTCCATAATTTCTGCTTCTGAATAGTCACCAGGTGGTAAGTTAATACGGTCATGGGAACCTCTGCCAGATAGACGTCTCCAACCCTTATCTTTCGTTGGGTAATCAAAGATCTGCACGATAACATTGCCACTTTCTGAAGTGCTAATTTCCACTCGTTCAAAATTACTCGCCATTTACATTCCCTTTTAGCTGAAACTTTACTGAAGATTTGTTTAGACATCGCAAATATTGCATACAAATAGGTCAAGTGTCACTGTCAACGTCTATGCCGCGTTCTGCATCATGCGCTCGGCTCGATGGCGGCGGTACTCACCAACGTCACCAAACTTTTCCGCCTCGGTGAACTCGTTGGCCACCTTTGTCACCAGGCTGTCTCGGTATGCCTTTAGCTCATCCAGCTTTTCCAGCGCCTTGCTCGAACTACTGATACCGTCAACGAATCGACGCATAAGAGGATCGTAAATGACGTTGAGCATTGCCTTAGCCGCCTTGCGAAGACGATTAGGAGCGCGTTCGCCGTCGTATTTGGCGCTGGCCACGGCCAGCTCAAGCGTCATGGTGCGGTCGATAAACTCCCAAAAGTTAGAACGGGTAATTGCTTCGCGCGCTTTCTCAATCATCGCCGGTGCCAATTCGATAGTCATTTTCGTTGCTTCCTATTTTTAATTTCTTCTTTCCAAACGCCAATAGCCAGCGGGAGAGTCAGATGGTAGATCTCAGTCCTGAATGGGCAATGACGTGCTGCCAGCTCTGTATGGCGCAATAAAACGGGATATGTCGTGCCGTTCTCTTCCCACCAAAATTGCTCGGTATTCTCATCCGTCATTCGAATGACTTCAGGCGCTGATTTGCAATTGGGGCAGCGCAAGTCTGCCCTATAGAGGATGTGAGGCTTGCTCACGAATTTACTGCCTCGGCAACGTCAGCGAGGATCAACTCCAGCTTTTCGCCTTCTTCTGGGCGGAAGTGGAGAATGTTGGGATTAAAGCCATAGAATACCGTGACATCCAACTCCGGCAGATACTCTTTGCGGCCAACAAGATCTGATGGCTTCGATTTGTTGTTAAACAGGCTGGTGGACTTGGCGCCGCAAGTAAGAATGTACGTTGGTCGTACCAAAGCTACCTCTGCTTTGATGAACTCGTTAAACTGGCCTAACTCGTCTTTGGTGTAGTCCTTTTCTTTGTCCTTCACCTTCTTGCAAACGCCGGTAATGTACAAATCGCCCATTTTAAGATCGCCGGCAACCAGCAACTTCGCCTTGAAGTCGTCATAACCGTTCTCCATGAAGTATCCGGTTTTGCCATCGTTACCGTTGGCGTTGTCGAGGATGATCATCAAGCGTGGTTTGATGCCGATGCTCGGACGGATAAGCTCATCACCCAGCCCCATTTCAGCGGCCATATTCGTCATCAGCACGTTTACTTCAGCCTGGCGTTTCGGGTTCATTTCAAACTGGCGTGTCGCTTTTACCGCATCGATCACCAGATTACCCATCAGCTCCGCCTGGTCGCGGCGTCGTTCTTCTGAGGTAGCTGGTACGCTGCCGGGAATGATGCTGGCAAATGCACCGACACGATCGAGAGAGTCACGTACACGGCTGTTGCAGGCGCGCTTCTCAACCGCCTCTTCAAACTGCATGATGTCTGTGAAATGGCCTCCCACTTTCGCCCGGGCGCGCATGATTGCCTGGCATCCATTCTCTGAGCATCCTTTAACAGCTGAGAAGGGCGCATACAGCACTTGCGTACCATCTTCCATCTGACGGATCTCAATGCGGTTGGTTGAGATGTTTACATCTGGTGGCAAGATGCGAATGCCAAAGCTCAGCGCGTCCTTGACCAGCCCCTGATGCTTGTCATCACCCAAAATAGTCAGCGCTGCTGCGAAGAATTGGGCAGGGTAGTGCGTTTTCATGAACATCGACTGATAGCTAATCAGCGAGTAAGCCACTGAGTGAGATTTGTTGAACTGGTACGCCCCGTTTTTTTCAAACGCTTCCCAGATCTCTTTTGCTTTGCTATCACTTAGTCCGGGCTTCGTGGAAATCGTCTCTAAAACTTTCATTGGTGCCTCTTAATCACAATCCATGTATTAATTTTCGCAGCTCAGATACGGCATCCAAGCTGCGTTAAACGGTTAGATACCCAGAACTTCGGCGCCATCGTGCATTGCTTCTTCGATGGTTCGCAGCTTGCCATCGGCACATTTGAAGTGCTCCGCGCGGTGGAACTGGCGATTGGTTCCGTCTTCCAACTTCACCTCTATCCAGCCAGCCTGGGCTTGCTCGATAAACTGGTTACCGACCTTCTTCATCTTCTCCATGTCTTTTTTACCGATCGCTTTACGGACGCCATCAGCTTCCGCGAGCGTGAAGCCGGCCAGCAGCTGCGTGGCCTTCATGGTTTGTTCCTGATAGAGAATTACCCCATTGGTCTCAGAGGTAAGCTCATCGAGCACCTGGTGGATGGAATCAGCCTCTTTGAAGCCTTTGGCCACCGAAACGTAGCTGTCCAACATTCCAGATTCGATCGGGCCAGGTCGGAATAATGCTGTCGTGGCGACAACTGTTTCAAAGCTCATCGGATCAATGCCGCCGCCCAGATCCTTTAGCAGCTTACGCATCGAACCTGATTCAAGCTGGAACACGCCCTGGGTGTGGCCACCGGCAAAGCCATCAAGAACCTTTTTGTCAGTTAGTGGAATTGCATCGAGATCAATCACGCTGCCCGTGGCTTCTTTCACGTATTCCTGCGCATAAGCCAGCAAATCGAGCGTAGCGAGGCCGAGCACGTCCAACTTAATCAATCCCATGGATTCGCAGTAACGCTTGTCAAAAGCGATTACACGCGCATCCCCGCGTCGCTCTACCGGTGTGCGCTCCGTCAGCTTCACACCGGCTACGATCATGCCTGCTGCGTGGCGGCCGAATCCGCGCATGAGACTTTGCAGTTTAGTGGCCGCGTTAAATGCGTCCGGGTATTTGGCTGCGTATTTGTCCAGGCTGGAAAGCTCTTCGCGCATCTCTTCGAGTGACAGTGAATCGTCATCGACAAAGCGCAGGTCTTTCGATACCGCCATATCCGCTGAATCCACGCCAAAGATACGTGCGGTGTCGCGCAGTGCTGAAGCTGCACCGAGGTATGTGAAGTTGGGAATGCCAGCGACGTAATCCTCCCCGTAACGCTCACCCAGGTACTCAATGACCTCGTGGCGACGTGCCTGGCTAAAGTCCAGATCAGCATCGGGCAAGTCGAGACGTTCAGGGTTAATGAAACGTTCGAACAGCAATCCATGGCGAATAGGGTCTACGTTTGTGATCCCCACGCACCAGGCGACAAGAGAGCCAGCGGATGAACCGCGACCAGGCCCAACAGGAATCCCGGCGCCGCGAGCGTAATTCATCAGGTCGTGAACCATGAGGAAGTAGCCGCAGAAGCCAAGGCGGGTTAAAACATCAAGTTCGTACTTCAGACGCTCAACATAATCACGGTGCATTGTGGCTGGTGGCGCATAGCCGAACTCTTTGGTGCTAAGACGCTTCCTCAGCCCCTCTACAGCGAGTTTACGCAATGTGGCTGGCTCATCATCTGCCATGGTTGGTAAAGCGGGCTCCAGCGGGTGCCAGCGCCATGTACACGCATCAATGATCGCGTCCTGAGTTGTTGAGACCATTGCTGGCGTGACGTTGACACCCATCCGCACCGCAAACTCCTTCAATAGCTGGAGTAAGTGGCGGCGATCATTAACGCCATTGTCACGTTGATACGGGATTCGCATACGGTGCAGCTGGTCTATTTTGATGTTGTTCAGCACCATATGCGCGATGTCTTTGATGTCAGCGTCAGTGGGAGCCTCGTAGTAAGCAGGGTAGAACGCCACCGGCTCGATCTTAAGAGCACTGGCCACCTTGAGCGATTTGCTATTCAGCTGGTCATAGAGGGGGGTAGCAATCGGATAAACGGCGCAGTAAAAGTTCTCACGGCCGCCAGCGTGAACCAGCTGGGCGATAATCTTCGCGAAGTCCGGGCGCTGGAATACGCTTCCCATGTCCGAGGTCAGCAGGATGATGTTGCCTTTGGCGAACGTAGCCAGCAGCTGCGCCAGCTCAAGACGGGGAACGTGATAAAACTGCTCGCGTGTGTTTGCCAGCGTCATCAGTTCGCAGAGATCGACATAGCCCTGCTCGTTCTTGATTAGCGCCGTGAAGCTGTAGTTACGCGCGCGCGTTAATGATTCCATACATCCTTTAGACTCCTTCGCAAGTCGAGCGCGGTGCTCGTATGTAGGATCGTCAACCAGGTTAAGCTTCACACCACAAATGACCGCAACATCGTCACCAGCCGCCATCTGCAAGGGGATTACGGATGCCAGATTCATGCTGTCAGCGGAGATCACCGACGAGTAACCCATTTCGCGGGCTTTCTCTACGGCGCGCTCTGCCTTCAAAGACGACTCACCCAGGGAGAAGTCAGTTCGTACCATTAATGCTTTCATGTGCTTTTGCCTTACTTGTCTTTTTTATTTTGTCGTTTGGGAAGCCAGCGAACTTCCCGTAAATCTTGATAGCGGTCTCTTGTGCCTTAACAAAGCAATCCCGCTTGCTGGAACATGCCATGCAAACGGGATTAGTTTCAGAGGCTGCTATCAGTGAACCAAAGCAGCCTTTGCTCATACGAAAATGCGATCCGCAATCTCGCGCGCTGCCTGGGCAGACGCTGAAGGGAGTTTGTTGATGAATGCGCGTTGCAGACCAGCTGGAATGTCACCGCGGCGAATACCAACCTGAAGAGACAGCAGCAGCTCTCGCGGCCCAATTGGTTGTGAGATCACGCTTGTTTCGTAGCCTTCACGAATGAGGGTTGCGAAGCGCACCAGCTTCTGAGCGAAATCATCTGTAGCGCCTGCTTTGACCAGCATGTTGGTTTCGGCGCGCTGGCTCATGTAATGAACTTTCGAGACAATTCCAAAGCGAGAGAAGTTGGCGGCGTTCTGCAGGTTTGTACCCTGATACAGTCCTGTTTCGTCTCCAGATCCGTTTGTGTTGCCGGTGGCGATGAAAGCAAAACGTTTGTGCGGTGCAACGCGGCGCCACTCTGGGGTAGCTTCTTTGATGACAAGACCTTCACCCTCCAGCACTGGCTGGTAGATGCCCAAAATTTGAGGGAATGCAAAGTCGTATTCATCTGCCAGATATACCCAGCCGTGACGCATTGCCAGTGCCAACAAGCCAGGCTCGAAATAAGTTGAACCGTCTCGTGCCAGAATCTGCCCGGAGATATGCGCCTCTTCCGTCGAAGCGGTGTGCTGAGAGCGGATGACCGGTCGATTCATCAGGGCGCAAAGCTGAGTTGGGAGAGAGGTTTTGCCAGTGCCAGCATGACCCCACAGATAGCCTGGAATGCCCAGCTCCATCATCATCAGCACATCTTTGATAAGCTCAAAGTCACCGTATACGTAGTTGTCTTTGGCCACTGGTACAAACTCTGGGAATGGCGTGTTCACGTTCACTGATACCTTGAGGGGCTGGTTTAGCGCGGTGGATAGGCTTTTCAGATCTACTCCAAGCAGCTCGTGTGCGGCCACCATCTCCACCTTGTATTCCTCAGTGCCGATGTAGCCAACCTTAACGGTCGGTGCTTTGCTCTCAGCAGCTTGAATTTCCTGCTTACGAGTCTGAATTGTCTTAATGGCCAAAGGTGAAATCGTTGGCGCATCGGGGAACTGAGTGGTGTATGCCGCGATGATGTCTTCAACGGTACTGCTCTTATGCTCTTCAGGAATGCCGGTGCATTTGCCCTGCAGATGCGATTTAAGGTGGTGGAACTCGCAAGAACACCAATGGCAGGTAATGGTTTCCTTCGCTGGGGTGTCATGGTCTTGGACTTGGACGGCGCTCATGTGCTTTTCCTTTCTCGTTTTTGTTTATCTGGTGCTTATAGTAATAATTTTAAGATAAAAAGATAAGTAGTTGCCTACTTATCTTTATCGGCACGACTTAGCCAAGTATCAATTGAGACAATTTCCTCACGACAGTGGCACCCAGGTCTTCCACCTTTTTGACTTCAACGTGGTTCTTGTAGAACCGGCTGGGAGCATCCGTAAGAATGCCGATACCCATTAGTTCAATAAGACCACTGCCTTCAATTGACTCCGCCACAGCTTTAAGATGGTCGCTGAAGTCATGACCGATTCCAGCTGGTGCACCGTCACTCATGACAAGCATGATTTTCTTATCCTCAATGCGGCCAGCAAAGTGCTGAGCTAAAGCCATAATTGATTCACCATCTATGTTGTCTTCAAGGGGGAATCTCTCTGACAAGCAGCCTAAGCGTTTGCGTGTGGTGGGCGTGTTTGCTCGTTCGTGCCAACCCTTGATAGTGGGGAGCATCAATGATTCATAGCGGTTGTAGCCGCGACCCATCTTCCTTGCTGCATCGATGTCACAGCCTGCAGTTGTAAACCCGGTAATGATGTTCGGAACATTTATGCGATCGAGCGCGTCAGAAATTGTGTAGGCGCAGGCCAGTGCAAGGCAAATTTTCGAACCCTGCATCGAGCCAGACAAGTCGATAACCTGCTGCACACAAGCGTTTACTGCCTTATGGTCTTCCTTGCGACGGAATACGCGGTCATCGTTCATAGACAGTCGGTACAAATTGGCGCTATGCACTTTTCCACGACGTTGACCAGGTACGAACTGGACTTTGTTACGACTCGCAATGGCACGTTCAAGGTCTTTGGCCAGTGTTGAGGCCGATCCATCAGCGAGACGACGCTCGACATTCGAGGCAAATAAACTGGTGCCTTCGTCGTCGATACGCCAGTTCTTTAAACCACGGTTAAGATGGATGCGGCCAAAAGCTTTATGAGTTTTGCGGAGATGGTTCTCGACATCATCAATCGGGCCAATAAAGTCATATGAGCGTTGATATGGGCGATATGAGCCTTTTGGCACACCTATCAGCTCGTTGGCCATTACCTCGTTGAGCGCTTCCTCCATGCCCTGCTCTGGAGCCACCTCAGTGCCTTCCAGCGCCTTAAACGCTGCGTCCAATGGAATGTCATCAGTACCGCCATCTTCTTCGTTTAGATCGCCCTGGGTGGCTTCCTGACGACCATCACTTTCTAGATCACCTGGTGTGCTTTGCTGGTCATCTGAGTTGGCCGCTGAACCAGTATCGTCTGCACCGCCCGAACCACTTTCAGGCTGCTCATTATCTGGATCATTGTCGTCCGAGTCGCTCTCGAAACCACCAAACCCCTCAGACTGCTCAGATTCTTCTTCACCTTCTGGTATATCATCACCATCACCTGATTTTGCTGGGGCGTCATCTTCGTGAGCGTCACCATCTTCAGGCTGGGAGTCATTAGCGTTGCTGGAGTCGGGAACTGATTCAGAGCCGTCTTCCTTATCTTTTATATTATCTTCATTACTATTAATTACAGGAGCAGGCTCTTCTTCCTCCTGCGTCTCATCGACACTACCAGGCTTATCACTATTAGATTCATCATTTGATTTAGTAGGTTGTTCACTACCTACATCATCAGGCGAATCATTTTCCTTATCATTTTCTTCCGAATCACCATGGCCAGATTTACCTTCCGGTTTCTCCATTTCTTCCTTTAAAGCCAGTGAAATTCGGCCTGCCAGCTTGATGCAGTCTTCGGTGCTCATCAACATTGGCACAGCAGCCGGCACACCAGCTTTATCTAGTTTTGATACAGGATCGCGAACATAAGCCCAATACGGCTCCATGAACTCAACAAAAGGCGTTTGTCCTGCCCAGGCGCGTAAAGCTGGCATTAACAGGAACTTAAGAAAGAGTTCTCGCGGGTTACGAGATAAAGCCTTTAGTGCATCATCCACTTTCGGAACGAAAAGTTTTTCAATTACATGACGTTGCGTATTGACAAGGTTGCGTTTAGATCCAGAGAAAACTTCACCCATACGTCGTTCAATGAAGGTATCTTCTACGGCATTCCAGAGGTGAAAAGCTGGGCTGTCTTTCTTATCGAGCAGCTTAAATGCCAGTTTCGAGTCGGTGAAAAGGAGGTGAGCGACTTCGTGGTCAAGGAAGCCACGGATCGCGTTCATGAGGCCATCAGTCGCATCATCTGGCAGTGAAGGAAGATTTACCATGCATGGCTTACCATCCTTGTTATATTCGACGTATGCACGGCTACCACGCTCCGCCACAGGAATATCTTTACCAGAAAGCATGACAACGACTTTACGTACACTTTCGCGAAATGTCAGAACCTCTTTTCTAATTTTTTGTTTATTTTTCATGTGCTTTTCCATCTCTTGTTTATGAAAACAATTTGTTTTCTGAGTGGTGATAATAACATTGCGCGCAATGAATGAGACCATTAACGCGCAGGCTAGTAACAAGGTTTGGATTTTAAGAAAGGCTAAAGAGATTTAAAGAAAACGTGTGACCAGGCTGGTTTCGCCAGTGCAGGCAAGGGTGTACTTCATTTGCGCAATGCTGATGTGAAAACATGCGACAGCGTCATCTCCGCAGTCAATGTCGATACCGTTGCAGCGAAGGATAATGTCCGAAACTAAATGGTAAGGAACGGCGATAATCATGCCTACGCCAAGTGCCTTCAAGGAGGCGATTAAATCATCCATAAACAACCTTTGGGACAGTTCTTATTTATCGAGGCGGCATCTTATACGCTATGTAACAAAAATCAAAGGTTTTATATCAAAAATAATTCTCATTAAGCCTTGGTGTATGGGCCTTTGATGAATAGTTAGTGGGTTACTTATCATTAAGGAGGGATAACCCTTTACTTACTTTCTAGCCGGTAATACACTCAGGGCAATGGTGCAAATGACACCTCGTAATTGATAATTATTTCGCATAAATAAGCAGGAAAAAACTATTATGGCCGCTAAAAAAGGTAACCGTATTTCGGCATTTATTGAGGGGCTTATTTTGACATCCCCAAAATCGCAGACTCAGATCGCATCTGAGATTGGCTATGAAAACGCAAACAATCTCTCCAATATTAAAACCGGCCGTCTGCCGATGCCATTGGAAAAAGTATCCCTTCTTGCTGAAGCTTTAGGCACAGATGAGACTCGCTTCATGATGCTGGTTTTGGAAGAACGATACCCGGTCATCCACCAATTCATAAAGAAAAACCTCCCTGGTCTAAGTGACGAAGAGCGCCAGATAATCAATGCCTTACGAGACAAAACAAAATCATCCGGCACTCTAACAGATGAAAAGCTCAAGGATATACTTGCTGCGATCCAAAGTTAACGACCCCAAGTCCAAGGCGACTGTTTGATAGATCCAGACGGTCGCCTTTGTATTTGTGGCTCAAATCCTCCACCCCCTCGCTTTCGACTATATTAAACAAAAATACTGAGTATTTGCACAGTGCTTCTTGCATCTGATCTATATAGTCGTGCCTGTCGTACACACGGTCTATACCTTCAAGGCTTTGATTTAAAACCTTTCTTGATACATCACTCGGTACATCCAAACTTGCCAGACAGCTCCTTGCAGTCCTGCGTAGATCACGTGGAGTGAACGGCTCAACCGCCAGCATTTCTGGTGTTTCGAGGATTCGGCGCAAAGATTGGCTGATGGCCACCTTTGACATCGGCCGCCCTGCTTTCTTGTTAGATGGGCATAGCCATTCGCTACCCTCACCCGCGGCAAGCAGCCGTTCGATACAGAGCTTCATAATCGGGCTGATGGGCAACCGGTGGTCTCGATTCGACTTGTTACGACGACCCTGGTTCCATATGTTATTGGTGAGGTCAAACTCAGCGGATTTTGCACGTAGGATCTCGTCAGGGCGTCGAGCAGCAGCAAGCGTCAATCTGGCAGCCCAGCGCGTCACCTCGCAAACTTCGAAGTAATCCCATACATGCCAGAACACCCATATTTCAGCGTCTGTTAGCGTGCGCTCCCTGGGCTTAGGGTTTGAGCCACCAACTTTGTTCAGTGGAATGTCGCCAACTGGTGAGTTCTCTAGATAACCCTGGAACACACACCAAGCGAGGAACTGCTTCATTACGGAAAAGACACGTTTACCCTGAACAATTTTACCTTCCACGATCAGCGGGTTTGTCAGCCGGTTAATGACCACCTTGGTGATTTTTGACAGAGGGAGATCGCCAATTTTAGGCAGAACGTGTATCAAAATGCAGTGGACGCCAAGCTCGGGACGGCGGCGAGTCACCAGCAAAGATAGCCGGGTGAAAAGCATGAATGCTTTTCTGAAAACCGGGTCGGAATCACTGAAATCTTCCAGCTGATCAAGCGGCGAGTCGATAACGGTCTGCAGAAACGCGATCGTCTCTGCGGAACAGTTTTCTGCTGCCTTGGCCAAATCAAATTCACTACGCATATGCGAAACCTCTTTTTTTAGGGTCAGCATAGCTCTGATTTATCAATGATTCCATACTTACATAGTATGGAATCATTTAGGCTTCATTTTTTGAAATTTGTGCCCCTTTGCCAAGATGAGTACGCCTTTAGAAAGAATTGCGTATAAAAAGAAGATTTGATTAAATAATAAGAATTATTTCAGGAAATCGAGGTAAATTGTGCAGTGGGAGTGGCATGATTTTGAGGATGAAACGGAAGTCCCTGAACCGGACGATCTTGATCCTTATTTGTTTGGTGATGTAGAAGAGCCTCAAATTGCTGTAGCCAGAGAATTTTTCGCGGGCAGGCTAAGTACGGGCCACAGATATACAGTTGGGTTCACTAAAATTGACAAGCAATCTGTACTGGAAAGTTTTCTAGGTGAAACGCAATACAGCGGCAAGCAACTTGCCATCCCTGAAAGTGGCGCTTGGATTGTTGCATTTGACCTTGCTGATGGTGAAAATGACTATGCCCATGTCCAGATTGATTTTCGCGCTAAGAAGGATTTGGTGACCGGGGTTGCTTGTGCAGTTTATGACCATTACAATGTAACCAAGGCTGGGCTTTACTTCTGGATAGCAGCCAGAGATGAGCTTCTAGGCATTTACGACACGGCTCTGGGGTTTGATGTAGACCGAGATATAAGACTCAAGTCTATCCCCATGACGTCTAAATTCAATAGACTCGGCAGTCACAGGAGGGGTTATGCAATCGTCACGAAATACTACTGAAAACCCTTCAGCTGAACAACTTTACGCTGCGCTGACGCGTAAATTGAAGAAAACCTCCGCTAAAATCACTGAGCGTAAACTTGCTTCGGGCGAGTACGTTCGGCATGAGGGGAAGATCGTCCCTGCCAGCTTAGTCCAAGAAAAGGCTGGAAATGCACAGGTCGGCACTCAAAGACAAGTCATTGCTGGTCGAGCAAAATGGGTAGAAAAAAAATTTCGCGCTCAGAAACGCACAAGAGTTCAAGTAGGTGAAACTTTAGTTGTGCGGGTTGGAATTACGAAAACCCCTGCGGCAGCTTCAATCGAGGCTACGATCAGACCTCCTCTTAAAGTTGCCGTAGCACCTGGTGTAAGCATTGATGGTTCTCAAATTATGCCGACAGACGGGCAGATGTATGCTTATGATGCTCAGACCCAGCAAATGGTTCCGATGAATAGAGTGCTTAAACGCAATAGACCTATTGCGCCGCGTCGTCAATCTGGCGTTCGAATGTCACACAAAGCAAAATAAGCCCCTCTAAAGGGGCTTTTTTATTTCTCGCATTTTAATAATAACGCCAATATAGATTTTAAGGTCACTAACAACATGAGCTTCATGCTAAATCTGTTTGAAGATGTTGTTCCGTTTGAAAAGCAACACCCTATCTACATTATGATGAAAAAGGAACAATACCAACCTGAGAGAGATGTCATAAATGGTTGGGCGAAAGGATTTCAGGATAGAGACAATAAATTCGTGAAAGAGTTCCAAACAACATTTGAGCCTTGTTTGTGGGAATTATACATTTATGCATACTTAAAAGAGTTAGGGCTAATTAACGATTTCTCATATGATGCTCCTGATTTTGTGGTTTTAAGTGAGAGTGCGTTTTGCATCGAGGCGACTGTAGCTCTTCCAGCTGAGGGAGGACAAGGCGTTTACGGGTTTAGTCATGAAGATATGCCAAGAGACTTCAATAGATTTAATTCAGAAAGCTCGATCAGATTAAGCAATAGCTTCATTGCTAAAGTTAGGAAGTTGCGAGCACGTTATTCACAATTGCCCCAATGCAAAAATAGGCCATTCGTAATCGCTATAGCCTCATTTGACCGACCTTTTGCTCATTTTGCCGCGGCCAGACCCATACTAGCGACCTTATATGGTCTTTACCATGATGAAGAAGCAACAATAGAATCGGGTTCCAATACCATGATTTCATATAATGTTGATGCAGCGATAAAAAATGAAAATGCCCATATAGATTTGGGGTTTTTCTGCACTCCTGAATACTCAGACGTAAGTGCAGTTATTTATAGCAGCCTTGCAACATGGGGCAAGGTGAGGGCGCTAGCTGACAACCCTTCTGCCCATACCATTTACTCTACGTTCACGCCTCCCATTGATGGATCCCTATATCCTAGAGTAAACCAGACAATAAAAAGTGATTATGTAGAGCACCTGGCCGATGGCCTATACATCTTGCATAATCCGTTTGCAACTCAAGCTTTACCAAAAGAAACGCTGAGACATCCAAGGATAGCGCAAGGGTTTGTTGAACCTGATGGGTATGTAGATTTTGAAGCCCCTGATGATTTTCTCCTTATGCGCTTCTTACAATCATTTAATCCCAAAAAAGATCGGCAAACCGAATCATAATTCGATTTTTATAGGGTAATAAAAAGGCTCCGTTCGGAGCCTTGTCTTAGAACTTAATCGCTGAAAACTGAGTGTAGCCGCCCACCGGCTTGTCATCAACGAAGATCTGGGGCACTTGTCTTACCGGCTGGCCAACAAGTTCACTCAGCTCTGGTGCACCGATCCCGGCGACCTGGATGTCGATGTACTCAAACGTCAGCTTGCCCTGGCTCTGTAGTTGTTCGGCCAGTTCCTTTGCGTTTTTGCAGTAGGCGCACTGTTCTTTGCCATAAATTTTCACTTTTACCATTCTGTTCATCATTCAATGTTTGTTTTAAAAGGTAGCCCTCAAGAGGCCAAATTTTTGCAATAGCGTTGCGGCGCGCCAGCTGGCGGCTCAACTCAGGATCAAAGTTTTCTTTGCTAACACACGCATTCTCGCCCGTGACAGTGTAACCGTTGGTCAGTAGCAAATAGCAAAACGTATGACGGTCGGCGGCCGTGTTAGCCCACCAAGCTGCATCGACGCCCTGGTTAGCTGATCGAATGCCGTCGTAAGCTGAGAAATAATGCTCTTCAGCAATCAGGCTCTCGATGTGCTCCAGCGTAACGCGCGGTGCGGTTAGTCCTTTGTCGAGCAGCTGCTGTTCCAGTTCTGCGTCTGTCATTTCACGATCACCCAATCTTCACTGAGCATATCGGTTTGGCTGGCCAGCCACGGTACGTTCTGCCCGTCTGCAGTACGCATATAGATGTATGGGAGCGTCATGTCACTGTCAGCGTCCGGGCGTTGAAGCTCAAACCACATCCCTTTACCGTTCCAGCCCTTGCGAGCCACACGATCACCCTCTTTAAGCAGCTCGATGGCGATACCAAACGAGACGCCAAATGAAGCAGCGAAACCTGCGTCTGCGAGCGCCAGATAACCTTTCTCAAACGCTTCTGCCGGTGAATACGACTCATAGCCGTCTTCATAGCGAACAAAGTAGCCACCGACTTCTGGTTGGTGGCGAGCAACCCAGGCGCAGCCAACTTCAATCTCTACAATGCTATTGTGGAGATCCAGGCCGATTGCAGTGCCGGTGATTGAAGCGATTTTTGCAGCGCCAACCACCTTGATGCTTTGGTACTCTGGCAGTTTAACTTCTGACATTTTTGATTCCCTTCGTGAGTATGTAGGCGTCCATTGCCTAATAAATTCGTGACCAGAATAGCCAATAATATTTGGTAGGTCACTACCTATTATTCTTAGCTTGTAAATCGAGCCAGAAACTCGTTTCTGCCTGTGCGACGAGGCCAGGTTAGATATTCTTCAGCCGGTGCGTTGTCCGGCACTCGTGCGCCGTTAGATTCAAAGAATATCGGGCTGAAGCTAACAGCTCCGTCTAAAAATTTGTCTGCAAAGTAGAGCGTGAAGTGACGGCTTCTGCTATCCAGCGTGGACATTGAAATGGTAACGAAAGAAGAGAGCGCAACGGTTTTAAACGCTCTGCTTACGAGAGGGTCTGATGGCTCTTCTTCATATGAGGTAGTCATCATTGGCATTTGAGCAACGTTATAGCGCTCGCGGCTGCTGAGAAAGTTTGTGCGTAACTGCATACAGCTCAGTGGTCGAATTTCTCTACCATCTCCGATCACCTGAATGAACCGGCCAGGCATGGTGTTCTTGTATTGGATACGCTGGTAAGTGAAAGAGGTATCACTGTTCATCATCGACCTTTCAAATGCCTCCGTTAAGCTGGCCGGCATCCTTGTGCTGAAGCGATTATTGGCGTGATCTTCATAGCCCCGTAATTGTGCTCTGTACCTATCAAAAGCATTCCAATCGTTCATATTTGCCATATTTGCCTCAACAAAAAAGGGGCCGAAGCCCCTTTGGTATTTGCGCTATAAGTAAGGTTTGGAGTTCGACGATGTCAGCTACCGATTGCAGACATAATCTGCTGCGTACACAGCGTAGAGCGGGCTGAGGGACTGTTAGCGGAGTCTTTAAGTGAATAAATAAACCCAACCCGCTCTACGATGTGCTGTTCCCCCGGAGGGGAACAGACACGCAACTTAGTTCTTACCGGTGTTTACGGTAACGCCCTGGCGGTTAGATTCCGCTTTAGCGATTTCCAGACGAGTGTCACGTTCAGCTTTCACTTCGCCCTGCAACTGAGTCACCTGCGCTTCGAGGAACTCGATGCGGTTGTCTTTCGCTTTGCTGTTTGCGTTCAGCTCAGCCATTTCAACACGGTGATCGCCCTGCAGCTGAGCAATCTGAGCTTTGGCAGCAGAGTCAGCCTGACGGAATGCAGAGGTACGCGCTTCTTCAACTGCCTGCTCATTGCCTGCTTCAGCGTTCACTGCACGAGTGTTCAGCAGGTTCAGATCAGCAACGGAGATGGTCGCCAGGCCACGAGCTTTCATCAGGTCAGCCAGTACGCGGTCTTCGTTTTCGATAACACGCAGACGCAGCTGGGCAGCACCTTCACGCTCTTTAGTGTTGATCTGATTATCCAGGTCGGCCAGCTGGGATTGCTTGAACTCAATTTCTTCGGCCAGGTTGACGTTAGACTGCGCCAGAGCTGTCAGCTCGACTGCAACCTTGCTCAGATCGGCAACAGCTTTAACAACGCCTTTAGCTGAACGGTCGGACGCGGTGATAACCTTTTTGACTTCTGACATGTGTTTTTCCTTTGTATTTTATATGTAGCCCTTCGAGGGGCGTTGATACTGCAAAGCTAAAAAAATCTTGTCACGAGCACCAAGGTTAGGTGCGTGGTGTGGATCTAAACTCTGAGATGTATGGAATCATTACAGATCACCGACAATGCTACCCATTCTCACTCTCAGCACACCATCTTTGTAGGCCGATATAGTTCCGTTGTGGCTTATTGTCATCGTCGAACCCCCTCGCTTTACCGCCTCTACAGTGCTCGTGGAGCCGTAATCACCACGATTCTGCTGAATAGCTTTGACAAAGAGTGTTGCGGCAGCTCGCTTAAGCTCATCAACGTCTTGCATATCGGTCCCTGAATTTGTGCTGGCTAACCATGCCAGCCGGGCTACGTCTACGATTATTCAACCCAAGAATAAACGACATAAGTAATATGGAATGACGTAACGAGATGGGCGGAAGTGCCTTTAAACCCGGGTGTTCATGTCGGAATTACCCCCACCCATCTCGTTACCCCATCGGTCGGGTGGCCGTGGCCATCGTCTCTGCGTTCCGTAATCAGACTCGCTCAGTCTGCTCCATTTCGATAACAGGGCTGGAGACTGACCCTGCTGGTGTTTGGCTGTTACGCTACTGCCAGGTACTGAGTGTCGTTTGCATTTATTTTAAAAGTAAAACAATCGCTCACCGCCGAAAACGAGAGTGACTATAATCGATATAAGTAGGTAGGTAAATACCTATCTTACAGATTTTTCACTTTGACGGTTCGGTTGATCAGTTTCAGATCACCTACGCAAGCAACGGGGTTATTCCTCTTAATTCGGAAAGAGTCAGCACTCCAGACATTAAACCTATACGCATTGGCACGTTCATGCGCCCTTTTGCATACAGGAACCCCATTGCGCCAGCACAATGCTTCTCCTTCCCAGAAGGGTGATAAACGCCCTCACTGTCGTGATAACCACCAGTGGGATGCGTTGTCTTGTGGCACTGGAACGGGGTCATGTCGTCGTCCAGCAAATTCTGTTTGATTTCCGCAAGGCGCTCTTCCCCGATCTCAATGCCATTCTCCTTCAGGAACGGACAATTGGCGCAGGGCTTCTTTACTGACAAAAAGCGTTTGAAGTTCATAAACGTGGCTCGTAAATGGATGATGCGGAAATGATAATCCGCACTTGAAAGGCGTCTAAGCAGATTTTTACGGCAGTTCTTAGAAACAGTAGCCTACCAATTTTGATGATAAAGCTTTCAGGTATGATTTGGGGTAAAATGAAAATTAACAAGTAGAAGAACGACTTAATTTGCACATAAGGGAAAAAGTGATGGGAGAGCAAAGGCTCATAACTTGTGAACACTGCCGAAGTGAAATTCCACATGGTGCCAATGTTTGCAGAGGATGTAAGGCTGAAATCAAGTATGGCACCCCAGGGATCTTTAAGTTTTTGGGCTTTCTGTTACCTTTGATAGCCGGCTGGTATGCGGCAAAGTTCTGTGCCTTAACTTTAGGTTTTAATCATACTTTTGCCTATATCGTTTGGGCCACCACTGCTGCTGTAGGTTGGTACTTTGCAAAGAAAATTTTGTCTAAGCTTTTTGGTAACTATATTTCTTTCACTCGATTAAAAAACCAGTAACAACAGAGGTTTTCATAGTTATCCCCAACGCATTAAAGCGCCCGAGAGAGGCGCTTTAATGCTTTTATTACGGGTTGGGTGTTAATTAGTCCGTTGAAAACTGATATTTAGCACTTACCCCTTCCATTTAATACTTAAATATTAAGGTAAAATTTAATCTTCAAGTCCAACTAACCCTCCTGCATACTGACAGTTAGGTATAATCTTGATTATTGTTCCTTTAGCTGTATCACTATCTAACATATATCCAACAAATAATTCAAAAGCAGAATCATCGCATTCAGTGCTCATAATAGGGCTGTATCTTCCTTTGTTACAACACGTCTGGAAGTCTTCACGGCAGTTTGGGCATACCTTGGGGATAACGGTCCATTTCCACTCAGCGTCTGAACCTCCAACTCGTCTGGTTGCTGCTATTGTTGCACAAGTGCTAGCTGTCATATTTACTAGGCCGATAATATAAGATTTCCCAAGTAGATCTATATCCATTTCTTGGCTTTCAACCGCTTCATTTACCTTGAGTTCAACATCAAATTTATTTACATTAAGGGTCTTAAGCATCATTGTCATGGCAAACCTCTAATTTTCGAAATTACTCATATTTATCAGGCACAACCTTACAACGCCTATTTAGAAGATTTTTAAAGCCATCTTCATTCTATAAATATAGATTTGTTATGAGTAACCTGGATTTTTTTTGACAAGATGCAAAGCACGTCAAAAAAAGATTAGGTTTTATTTAAGACAACTATATGCACCTGATTATGTTGAAGTCATAATGTCATTCCTTGTCTCCGATCCTGTCTTCAGTATCACGAAGGCAGCTTGGCCATTTAAGGCGTGGGTGGCGCAGGCTTCCATCAGGCGTGTATTCGTGGAAATTGACCTTCACGATGCGCCCCATGTATTTATCCTGATTCAGCCAGATCTCATCGAGATATTGATGTTTGAAGCCTGAAGTACGAACTTCCGTACCGTCCTCCAAACGCACAACGATTTTACCGAGGGTGTGTGCGAAGCCGGCATCCGGGTCGCCAGGCAGGAAACCAATGATTTCACCATCTGCCTCGTTCTCATCCTTCATTTTCCACCAGGCACGAGAGCGCTTAAATTCATAAACAGAGTTGGGGTCGTAAGCCATTTCCCCTTCTTCGTTCTCGTCCAAACGCTGCATGAATCGAGCAATATACTCTTCATGGCTAAGGTAGATTTCAAAGGGAACCAGCACTAAATCACCCGCTGACTCTTCGCTTCTCTCATTGCGGAACCACGCCACCAGCGCAGCCTTACGCTCCTTCAGCTTCATGCCATTGGCTTTGTACTCTTTGGTCTTAGCCAACGCCTTCCACTCTGGCAAGAAGAAGTCGAAGATGTGGAACTGAGCGCCTACAGCTTTCACATTCTTTTTGCGGATCGCTGAAACAGTGCCATTGAATGAACCGACCGTTGCCTCACCATCAAAGAAGACGTGTTGATGACCGGTAGCACGAGCCAGCTCCAGCATTGCCGGTTTAAGGTGATCGAGTGACGTTACTGGATTGCCGGTGCGCGACAGGAAGTTAACCTCTTCTTCACCCACAATCACCTCGCTAATCACGCGCATCCCATCGAGCTTAATGCTTCCAATCATTGGCCATTTGGCGTGTTTGTTAGGCTTGAATGGGAACTTGTCACCCTTTTGCTTGTAGGCGGTGGCCAGCTGGACTTCAAACACTGGAATCGGCGCCGAGAAGATTTTGTTGCAAAGGCTGATGCCGACACCGGCCTTCGGATCTTTCAGCAGGAAACGACGAAACACGTCCTGACCAGCCTCACACATAGAGCCAACGATTGACTCAACTGCGGTTACGGCAGCTCCACCTGTCAGCTGCCGCGTTGCCAGCTGATCCAACACATCCAATACCTTCTGGTCACTTGGCGTGGACACCAGCTGCGCCTGGGCTACGTTATACTTCTTGATGCCGAAGCGGATGAATGGATTGAGCATCAGCGACACGGCTTTTTGCTCGAAGTCGTCCAGCTTGGCCAAAGCCTCTTTCTTAGCATTGGTTCCCATCGCTTTGATGTCATCCAGCTTGGCTCGAAGGGTAATCAGCTTTTCCATTAAAACGGCACTCCTTGTACTGGCCCGTGTTGTGTAAATTCAGCGTGAAACTGCTCGATCGGCAGCGAATAGATGTCACCGGTCGATGTCGATTTGAAGATTGCGGTCGGAACAAAACCTTCCATGGTGGCTTTTTGGTTAGCGAACATCACCAGCTCGTAAACCCCACCGTGGTCTTTGTTTGTCCACTGATGCCAATACTCGATGAGGCGTCGGAATCGAAGCGCTGCACCGGTTCCAATAGCGTCGTACCACTTCTGCACAATCTTGCCATTCACCTTGTGCTCAAGCGCATAGCCGTATGTTGAAACAGCAAGAACGCGACATTCTTCCCACGCTCTTTGCCCCTCCAAATCGACCATGAAATACGCGCGCTCACCTACTTTGAGATCCGAAACTTTCATGTGTTTTCCTCTTGCACTAAGGCTGAGTGGAGGTCTGTAATAGCCTCAAACTCGCCCGTTTTTGTTGTGTCTTCTGCTTTTGATTTACGCGACGGCAGAAGTGACATCGCGGATTTGGTCTTACGCTGGCCACCGAAACTGCTTTGGTTGTTACGAGCTGCAACTTCAGCAACCAAAGCACCGTAATCTTCGAAGTAGAGTGATTCACCGGCGCGAACTTCCTCGACCATCATTTTCAGCGCTTTGCATTTGCCGCCGCGGATAGCCGTTACACATTCACTAAATGAGCCGGGCGGCAGCCGACCTTCTTTGAACGCCAGAATCGTGTGCTGGCAGACCGTGTAACTCGCCCTTGTTGGCTCCTTGCGGATCAGCACTTCCTCGCACTTCAGGCTGAACATGTTGTTGCCCGATATGGATGGGATCTTCGAAAAGTCGGTTTTTGAAACTGTCATTCTGTATCACCAAAATAGCTAATCACTTATTAACGCAATTATAAAAAAGCCCCATACGGGGCTATAGCGTTTTTGTCAGGCTACCAGCTTCCCCAGCCAGACATGACGGCGTGTTGTCGGTCGCGGAAAGGCTTCAGAAGCTCTTCAGCGGTGTGCAGAGCGTATGATTTGGCTTCCTGCATCAACATTGGCATTTCGTTAGACATCTTCACCAGGCGACGTTCGTACTCGCCCATAACGCCATCGCAGGCTGAACTGCAGGCGTTGATAATGTCCTGCTTGCGACGATCGCCACCGGTCAATTTCATTAACGCTGGGAAGTTCTTCTCATTAGCCGCTTTGGTGGCGGTTCCTCGCCCTTCCAGAACCAGGTCAACCATGCCTTCCGGGACACTCATATTTGCAGTGTTGTCGTCACCAACCACACTCGTTGCCCATAGTTCTTTTATGGCCGAAGAGGACTCCACGCTTTCGCATTTTTCGTCCATGAACTCAACGAACTTCCATAGGTCGTCACGGTGCAGCTCTTCAAGAACGGTCTGGGTCTGGACAATGTAGCCGTTGTAGTAAGCGGCTGTATGTGTGACAGGTGAATCTCCCATTCGGCTGATAAAGCTGACGATCGCAGCGCATCGAGGCGCTTCGTTTCCCACGCTGGGGCGAACATCGCCAACAACCATGGTGACCGTCAAATACGGATAGTCGGCCAGCAGCAACTTGCCAGCCTCTGCGGTCGCAATTCTGTCAGCTCCAGCCTGAATAGCCTGGACAACAACCGAGTCGAACTCTTCTTCGTTCAGCGGCAGCTTTGAATCTCTAACCAGCTTTGTGATTTCATGAGTGATATTCGGGTGCATCTTCATCTCTCTTATAAACTTTGGTCGCCATTATAATTAATGATTGGTGGTTAGCTACTTATTTTCTTAGGTCAGACCAAAGCCGCTATTCCTTTTACCTTTGCCATTAACTCAAGCTGGCGAGTGTAGGGCTTCGCTCGGAAGTATGCTTTGATGATTTCCTCAACAGATGCGTCGCCCGGGTCAACGCCCTCTTTGCCCAAACAGGCAATCTTCACGTTAAGTCCGATCCCCACCAGCTTACGCGCGGCGGCCATTGTGTTTCGGATTGCCTGCTTCTCACTGTCCCACATCATTACGACGTTCTTCAGCCCCTTCGCTTTGAGCGTCAGGAATGCACCTAACTGATCCTCTTCGTCCTGCGTCGTTACACCAGATAAATGCATACCAAACGTCCCGATTGGCTCAACGTAATCCCGCAGCGTTGGCTCATCGAACAGTGCTCGCTTGATCCCAATAACGTCAAATGCACCCTCGCTCACCACGACAGTCTGTTTACCCACTGCGTTGTGGCCGTTATAGAGAAACTTACCTGACGCCGGCAACGTCATGGGGAAGAGGTAGCGGCGCTCCGCAGTGCCAGTAACGTCACGCCCCTGGAAGGTTTTCATCACACCATCGAGGTCGTAAATTGGTATCAGAATACGCATACCGAAATCTTGGCCACGAACCTGGTCGTTGTAGACATCCACATAAGCATGTTTGCCCTCTACGCAGTATCTAAGGTCGAAATATTTGGCCAGCTCAGGCGTTACATTTCTCTCCACAAGATAAGTGGGTAGTTGACCCTCGATCGGAAGCTCATAGTGACGCGGCAACGAAACCGGCCCTTCCAGCTCGACGGCGCTGGTCAGTTTTACCTCTTCTCGTTTCGGCGCCCAGCCCTGCTCCAGCAGCGCATTGTTCACGTATTCCTCAAATGCACGGCGTGACTTGCCGCTGTAATGCTTCAGGAATACCAGCTTGTTGAATTGAATCTCTTCTGGGTGATCACCCGCAAAGCATTTGCCGACGTTGTTGGTCAGATTGAAATACACCTTCCAACCGGAGCTGCCGCATACCGGGCACTCCTTGATGTTTATTTCACGACCGCGCGCGCTGACACCACCACGGCGATAGATGATGCCCTCTGTATCGAGCCACTGCTCAAAGTCCAGCTCGGTCAAAAGCTCTTTAATGTCGCTCATGCCAGCAATCCTCTTCGGTCATAATTTGAAGGCAATTTTGTGTGTATTAGGGAAGATGGGGTATGATGGCCGCTCATGTGTTTTTCCCTTGTTGTTTTTAACAGGGCGAGAAACTTGATTTCTCGAATTGGAAATGAGGCGTGGCGATTTTTGCCACGCCTTTATTTTTTAGATAACGTCGAGAATTTCCTGAATAAACCGCATCTGCTCCAGGTTCTGCTTTACTCGGATGCTGATGTTGCCTTTCTGGTTACGAGAGCCTGCAAAGTACAAGCGCGCTTCACCCTTCGTTGCTTCCTCTTCCGTTTTGTTGATCGAGATTACCAGGTCAGCGATACGCACCTTTTCAATGTTATCTGCGGCGTGCATCATCGTGGCTACCTCAGACGCCCCACCCTCTCGGTTTGTCTGGGATGCAGTGATGCCAGCGGCATTGTGTTTGTCGAAGACTGCGCGGAGATCGGTATAGATGCTTTTCACATCTGCTCGTTCATCGCCGCTGCGTCGTGTTGGTTTCATCAGGTCGGCGTAATCCACCACGACCATGTCAGGAACCATCCCGTTCGACTTCATGCCTTCAAGTAATCGATCGAGGTCTGCAGGTGACAAGCTGCCAGACGGTCTCTCCACAACCCACAAATTGCCCACACCGGTACTGGCGCCCAGGTCGGCCAGCTTCTTATGAACATCGTCACGCTTCTCGATCAACTTCGTCATTTCGGTTTGAGAAAGACGTGCGTCGAAACGGTCAGACAAGATTGCGGTGTGAACTTCCAGCGAGACGTACAGAACGTTGAAGCCCTTTAAAGTAGCGTTAATGGAGAACTCACCCATGGCCGTCGATTTACCAGACTTCGCGAAGCCCATGAAGAGAACCATTTCACGACGCCCCCACCCTTTCTGGTACAGCAGTCGATCCAGCAGCGGTATGCCGGTAGTGATGCTGTTTGGTACGTAATCCTCAGACGCCTCATACTCACGCTGCTTTAAACGCTCGGCCGCTTCGCCCAGATAGTTGTAGATGCCTATGGTGTCACTCGCGCCCACCAGCTGCACCTTGGCCATCACTTCCATGGCGCGTTCGAAGTCACCCTTCTCTTTTAGCTCGGCCGCTTTGATCAGCGCGTCATCAAAAGCTATGCTCCGGGCAAAAGTGGCCACTCGGTCAATCATGTATTTGGTGTCTGTCAATTTCTCACCCAATACACGCTTGAAGGCGCCGACCACATCCGGGAACAGCTCTTCGCGGATCGTCTTATCTTTCTTCGCGCGCTTCAGCTGGTCGAGAATGGCCGTGCTGGAAGGTGCGCTCTTGTACATGCGGAAGTAAGAGGAAACCAGGTTAACCAATATTGCGTTTGCCGCGTTTTCAAATTGGCTCGGATCAACCAAATCCCCGGCGCGCAACAGGAACTCCTGATCCTTGCAGTAGTAAGCTGTTAATCGGTTCTGGAAGTCATCATCAAACTCTTCTGACAATGGGCGTCCGGTATGGCAAATGGTGGTCATTGCGCCACCTCTTTAATCATGTTCATGTGCTTTTCCATCGTTCTAAACAACTTGTTTATTAAGTTTACTAAGTTTACTAAGTGGGCGAAGGCAATCAATTCAGTGACCGTGCTTCCATGATTTCGTTAGGGAAGCGCTGAAGCGCTATGTGTTCGGGCAGAAGCTCTGTCAGCCAAACGGCGGAGTAGATAATCAGAACGCGACGGGATGGCTCACGATTTTCAATCTGCGTGAGAAGCCACTCAAAGTAGTCTCGCTGGATTTCAACGTTGTCCCCTTGCACGATTACCCCAGAAGAGCCAGAACCCCAAAGAGAGCTATCCAGACGTGTTAACGCGCGTTTCTTCAATCTGTCTTCGAAGATCTCAATCAGCTCTGGCTGCCAAAGATGTTGAGGGCGTGGCAGCTTGTCCCAGAGACGAGATGCGGCGATCGATAGAACGGTGCCAATGAAGTAGCCGTAATTAACGCAGTAGCGATCGGCAAACTGACGAGCCTTCCAAAGTGAGGTTTTGTTGGCGGCAGACTGATCCTGAAACGGAACTCGTTTTAAACCGGTGTTGAAAGGCGCACTCTGGAAGTCTTCACGACCGTGAGTGAGCATGATGTTGGCGTACTGGCGTTTGTACTCTTCGGTAAATACAGCTGTAGCCTGAAGTGGGTGCATGTCGCGGTAATCAAACCACTTAGTCTCGAAGAGGTCAGCTTCGCCTTTACAGCGAGACAGCCCTATGTTCTTAGCGACCCACTCATCCATGACGGCCGAATCCCACTCTTCCATGAATCCATACTGGTCGTCGTTGCCTAAGCATTGGTAAAAGAAATTGCTCATAGTAGGTAGCTGGTTAGTTATACGTAAATGAATGATAGCTAGTTACCAATCTTTTTTAAAGCAGTGATTTCGGGAATATTGTAAGCCAGCGGGCTGGGAATTTCAGGAAAGTAGGATGGGTAGATGTAAGTTGATGTTAGGCACTTTAAAAAACCTGCTTCCGTATATTATTATATATTAGTCATATTAATTATACAGAAGCAGGTAACTTTATTCCGTTACATTCGTATCTTCAGGTTCAGATTTTGAGCTTTTACTGTACCTTTCGATTTGCGCCTCAATAAGCGCACTGTATTTCAGCCTTTTTTGGACATTTGTCATAGGTGATTTTTCTATTACGTTAATTATAGATTGAACTTCTTCACTGACCCCTCGCCCAGTAACCCCATCGTATATAGTTTTAATTTGAATAATCATAAAGCCAGAAATTGACAAAGTAGACCTAGAGTAGCTATTTGACTCCATTCCTAATGCCAAGATAATTCCAGGGTATGCTCCTGTCAAACACCAAACAAGCACAGCCACAATTAACCCAATCGCCGTTCGAATAGGATGGTGAAAAGTCAGAATATTCAGCCCAACGCTAAGTAGCTTAGAGGCGCTCTCAGAGTTAATCATTTCGCATATTCCCCTGTGGCAGAATATTCACTTTCTTGTTTTATAACCTCTACGGCCTTAAACACTTGTCTACCACCGCCAGTAACATCTTCGTCATCTTTGTTTTGATTAATGAAATTCAACAACTGAAGCGCCTCATAACGATTGGCTCCAAAATATCCTTTACGAACACGGTAGGAAATTATTTGCTCAAGGCATTCAAGGACTATTATGTACCATAGAAGAACAACAACAGGCATGCTTGACATCTGCATTGCCAACGTCATAGTGGTTGCCCCAATCATACCAAAAAATGTTACAATCTGACCTTTGAAAATATTGATCTTTACTTTGACTAAATATAATTCAGTTAGTGTTTGTTTTTTTGATTTAATAGATTCGGATTTCTTGCTACTCTTCTCACGCTTCCCAACGAGTTTAACTATTGCAACAGCGATCTTTAATGCTAATTTATGTGTTAAAAATTTAACCGATGAAGTTGAAGAGTAGGATGAGTTTACTAACACCCTCCTATAATAAAGTTTTTTGTAAATGAAAAAACTGTTTTTCTTTGCTTTGTTTTCCGCATCTTGAACCGCCCGACCCGTTGACCATCCTCCAACAAGTGCGCCCATTGCACCTATGACCGTGCAGATTATCGAAACTATACCACCGGGAATTTCATTTAAGGCAAATACAAACAAGGCTGAGCAAATACTTATTAATAGTATTGCTAAATAGAATCTTTTAGTTGTAAACATTTTTTTATCTCAACTGAAATGTAAAGGCCTGACTTACAGGCCTTCAGAATAGTTATTTTCCCATTAACTTCCGCTTTATCTCTTCAGTGCGGAATGAAACGTCACTTGCATTCACCGCTTCAATGTTCAGCTTAATAGCCTCTTCGATTTCAGCAGGACTTTTTTCCGATAGCTGGAAAATAGCCGCGCGGATTACGTCAGAACGTGTGAACTTGTCAAAGCGAGGAATGACGGCCAGCATATCAATCAGCTCAATGTACTCATCTTCCATCGACATGGTGCGAGACTGAATCTTGCTCTTACCACGCGTAGGGCGCCCCTGGGGCTTCACAGGGTTGCGCAATGGTGCAGATGGTGTTGCTGGCTGCATTTCCGGCTGCTTCGCTTCTGAAGCTGCTGGTGGCGTTACACGCTTGGTCAAATCACCCATACCCTTCGCCATTATTTATTCTCCAGGTTCAGCAGGTAATCAACAAGCTCGATGATTTCAGTTTCCGCCTTCTGATCGCGTTCAGCACCAGCCATTTCGAAGATGGTGCGGCCAGACTCTTCAGCATCGTCGTAAACATTGCGGGTGTAAAGGTTAACCGGCACAGGCTCGATGCCAAATGACTCAATTACACCTTTGGCGTTGATAATACGCTGCGCCTGGTTTGGCAAGGATGGACATTGGTTCATCACCCCAATGATTCGAACCTTGTGGTTGGTATTACGCACGTTATCCAGAACCGGATCGAGGTTACGCAGTGATTTAATGTCACGGCGCTTTGGGCGGAACGGAAGAAGAATAATGTCGGCCATCTGCATAGCCTGACGCTGTATTTCGGAGTCGAAGCCCCCTGCGTCAATAACCACGAAGTCGTGTCGCTGGCTGACCGCGTTGATGTGCTTAACCACGTCATGATCCACAAACTCAAATGGAATAAGCGCCAGGTCTTCGTTTTCGCGGCGCTCTTCAGCCCAGCCTGCGGTCGTCATCTGCCCATCGATGTCGGTCAGGTGACATTTCTTCTGCTTTTTAAGAACCAGCGCACCGGCTACCTGCTGCGCAACCGTGGATTTGCCGGGGCCACCTTTGGTGCCGCCAATCACAATGATCTTAGCCATTGTTGTTTCCTTGTTATGCGAAATAGTAATTATGTGAAAACAAGTTGTTTTCTTATGTGCCTATTAGCCTAATGCGGGGCGGCCACGGTGTAAAGGCCAGTTTGTAGGCAATGAACTGAATTTTGGGAATAAAAAACCCGCCGAAGCGGGTTCATTTAGAATTAGGCTGGACAGTAGCCGACTGATGGAGACGTGTCGCGAGATATGATTAAAACGATGAACTTTTGAACCTTCTGCTGAACTTGGTTCGGTGTCCATCCGCTGAGGTCTACCAACATGCCCTTGTTCCACGGCAGAAAGCCTTTAGCGCCAACACCGAGTTCGCTCAAGCGATCTTCAAAAACCTGACCCTTACCGTTATAAATGCGCACGTCGCATTGGTCATAAAGACGACCAGCCCAGATTTTTGCGCCTGGAACTGTTTGCTCTTCGTCGCAAACCAGGTGATCAAACCAATTCAGAATGAACATATATGCGCGGCTGCTTAGACCTTGCTGCTGGAAAGGTCGCTCAACTTTAACGCCAGCGACTTGAGGGGCTTCCACCTCTTGGCCAGCGTCATCGATGAAGAAATAGGATCGGAGTGCAATTCTGCCGGCATCAACGTTTTTAGATTCATCAACATAGCCAGAGTCTAAAAGATGCTTGATAATCTCTTCATCGGAGGCGTCATCATCAACCATTTTTGCGATGGTTTTGGTGATACTCGCTTTGTCGTCGTCAGCAGCACCTACACATTCAATCGTTATGTAGGTATGAATCTCATCTTCGGGTTCGATTAACTCCAGCTGAGATAGCTTGTAGAGCGCATCATTAGTGAACAAATAGCCGAAACGAAGAAGGCTAGTTTCGCCTTTATGAGCAAACTTACCTATGTTCTTATCGAAAAACGATGAAGGTATTAGTGTAACCATTTAGCAGTATCATTAGCAGAATTGGTGCTAAAGATACTATCATGCTTGCTCAAAAAATCGCGAATAGAAGTTTCAATTGCCTCTGAGAAAGACGAAATTTTGTTAGCCATCTCAGGGAATTGCTTAGCTGGGTTCACCGTAAAGCAAATTTCGCCATCGAGAAAACGAGCTTCAGCCAGCGGTTTTACCGAGGCTCGAGCTGTCTCTACATCGTGAGCAAAAGTAACGATGAATTTGAGGTCTTTAGGTGCCAACGCTTCATTGTTGAGTGTGCGCACCTGCAGCTTCGAATTACCGAAGATGTGAGTAGCGATGACACTCGTACAATCACGAATGGTTTGAATTGAGCGCTTCGCTTCTTTAATGTTCAGAGAGTTACGCATGTTTCCACCTTAGCCGAGTGCTATGCAGCGTGTTCGGCGACCCCCAACCTGGGGATTTAGAGGCTACGAGGATACTTCGTAGGTCTTAAAATTGGGTTGACGCTTTCGTCAACTGTCTAACAAATTTACGTCATATATGGCTTTGTGGCAACCACTAAACTCAACCAAACGTTGAATAGTTCCTTACAGCCGGTAAGGAAAACCGGCGTCCCCAGACCCAGGGAGACGCCTTCAAAAGCAAAACGCTAACGGGGCTTTTTCTCCCAATGGCACAATGTAGCACCTTGAACGTTGTGGGAAAGGATCTCACGTTTTGTTTCCTGCGTTAGCTGATCGCTATGGCTAACGTAAATGGGGTTTGCTGCATCGCAGAACAGCACCCCTTGGGCTGGTGGCTTAATCACGCATCCAATCAGCAGCAAGCTGAGCATCAACGGTAGCACCATCCGAGCGTCGGACTGCATTGATAACGTCATTTTTCACATCCAGTGTGTGTTGCAGGCGCTTGTTGTCTTCACGCTCTGCTTTGATTTCCATTGCCCGGCGAGCAGCCCGGCCACCGAGGTAATAGGCACCAGCAAGCACCATGATGACGGCCGCAGCCGTCAACAGGTACTGCTTGGCCTTAATGTAAAGGCCAAGAAGCATTACGCGATCCCCTTCTGGTGTTTGCGAACCTGAGACCAGGCGATGAATAGTGCAATTGCTACCGTGGCAACACCGAACACGATGCGAATGGTGTCGCCACTGGAGATATTGTCCTGAGCCTTATCCATCGCATGAGTGATCTGCGGCGCTACGTCCACCAGCTGCGCGACACCAATACCGGCTGTAATCGTTGCGCCAGCAGATTCCTTAGTGACCGGAACCGCTTTTACGGCTTTGACCACTCGCACAACACCGGCACGACGCAGACCCTCGTCGATGGCTTCCACTGAATACCAGCTGTTTGCCGTCTTTAATGGGCCTTTACCATTCTCATGGCGAATGATTGCCTCCACCAGAGGGCGCAAAGTGCTGTAGTCGTGGAGATCCACAATCATCTCAGGAGAGACGCCGACTGCCTTGGCCACCGCATTGATGTATGCCTCAGTGTCGTTCTCATGTGGCGGCGCCCAACGTTCGATCACTTCACGGACAGTGTCGATCGGCGAGCCATCCTGAGCTTTGCGCTTGTCGTGATAGGTAATGAGCGTTACAGCCAGAGCACGGATGCCCCAGGTCGCGTCCTTGAATGTGCAGAACCTCGGTTCTGCAGGGTTACCCACCAGCCCCTGCCACGGATCGCCGCGGTCAAGGTTGCCGGGGTTGTTGTTTCTGATACCTCTTGGAGTAGCCATCCTTAGCCTTCCTCTTAATTGCCGAAACCGTTTTTAACGCCATACGCCGCCAGCCCCAGAATAAGAGCAGCGGTTAGAATGGATGTGATCTTGGAGATGATGCCGCCGAAGAATCCACTTGAGATGCTGTCTAACCGCGTCAGCAGCTTTTCCAGATTTGAGTGCTGGATGCTGTGTTGAGCGGCTGTCATATCACCAAAATAGGCTCTTAGCTGCGCTTTCACTTCTGCGCCGATGTCATCACGGAGATCCTTTCGCAAGTTCCCCATGACCTCTCTGGCAACAATTTGGGCGATGCGCTCCACCTGGTCTGGCGTCACGCCTCCCATCTCATTTGACATTTTTTCCTCCATGAAAAGTCAAATCTCGATAGGCGCAAATAGTATCAAAATGCAACAGGAAAGTAAGTAGCTAACAACCAAAGAAAAAGCGCCAACAGGCGCTTTTGGGGATTATTTTGGAAGGGGTTCACATTGGATTTCTTTAAACACTCTATCCGAGACCCAATTAGCCTCGAAACTCACATCGAGGTCAGGCTCTGGGTGAACAAAGCGAGTGCCGTTTTGACTGACACTGATAGCATCAATCTTGATCCACTTATAACGTGTAAAGCCTGTAAAGTTCGAGCCATACTTGCCGTAGCAGCTTACCTTGTGTCTCTCGAACCTTTGCAGATCCGCGCACCCTAACACGTTTAAAACCAAAGCGGCGATAAGGAGCTTTGAGCCTAATTTAATCATACCTCATCTGCCTTTTTGCACTGGTAATCAGTAAACAGCTCTTCTCGCTGCCAGCGGCCATAGAAGTGCAGGACTAAATCACTATTTACGTGAACGTAACGATGCCCAACGTGATTAACACGACGCTGGTCAACCTTCACCCAGTGCTCACCACCCGGCCAGGTTCCAGAGGTATATTTCGCAATACAATCAACTTTCTCAATATTTGAGCCGGGAAATCCGGCGCAGCCAGTAATAGTGAGCGAGGCAAGAGCCAATGCAAGGAAGGACAAATTTAAACATTTCATGATATTGCACCCATTCGGTTTGAATGAGTGCATTATCCACTATTTGATACACGATAATAGCTAAATACCTACAACCGCCGTTAAAAAGTCACCTCGACCGTTTGGCCTACCCTTGTCTGCAAAGCAGCGTAGGCCGCATTATTATTTAAAATCGCATATGCATTTATTGATGAGTTATAGGGCAACGTAAATGCCGCCCCATTAATTTTAATGACGACCGAGCCTGACATTGCGCCACTTAGCTGGAACAAAAGGCCGCCAAATTGTGTGCTGGAGTAGAGGGCAATGATTTCGCGGCCATTGTAGTTACCAGTGATACCACCAAAACCTTGCGCTTTATGATAACCGAACTCTACAATCGGGAAAGGCTGAGGTCCACGAACGCCAGGCGGCAGAACCCCCACCTGCTTTTGTACCACAGTCAACTTTACCCCTTTACTTTTACCTGCCAATGTACTCATCCAAAAAGGAACTCCGACATTGATTGCCGGCCCTGCGGCCGACATCCAACGCTGAGCGGTTTCCCCTACTGCACTTGAACCAATCCACCCAGATCCTACCGTCATTATCTGGCCTCCTTCAGATCTTTAACTTCGGCGCGCAGCTCCTTCACGGCTTCAACTAACATGCCGATGACACCGTTGTAGTTCAAGCGAAGGCGCTCTTCCTGAGTGGCATGATCGATGTCTGATGTAACCAATTCGGGCTGCACTTCCTGCACCTGTTGAGCAACGAGACCAGCTGATTGATCATACCCATCCATGTTCTGAATTTCGTAAAGCACACCGTCGATTTTCTCCAGCTTGTCCAGGGCGTTGTCAATCTTCTTAATGTTACGCTTGCTTCGACGGTCTGAACGGATATATACGTCATTGAAACTACCATTGCCCAAGCAAGTCCATGTCCCATCACTTTGAAGATAGGCCCCAGCATCAGTGCCGTTGGCAGTACGTGATTTATTGATCATGTAAATGCCGAACTGAGAGTTGCCCAAGCCACCCAAAACGTAATGACGATCGGCGTGCTCCTGACGAACGACTGCTGCGGCAGAGTTAGTGCCTACAGCGCCATTACCTTGCAAAGCAGTGCCGGTTCGCATACTTATCCATGAACCACTGCTCGTAGGAACATTGATAACATTTCCAGACACAATCCCACCGTTAGCCGTCAAGGAGCCACCAACACCAACGTTATGACCCATTGTTACGTTGCCGGTAGTATTATTCCAGTAGAGTGGACGTAACCCGTTCCAGCTTCCATTTTGATCACCGGATGCAGTCAGCAGGAAGTAGCTGGAGCCACCATCATTGCGGAAGAATGAACCGAACGCCCCGTATTTAATGCGGAAACCATTCGGATCTGTTGAAACCACGGGGCCGATAACAGTACCGCCAGAACTTGATAGCGCGCCTACATCAGCAGCTGTAGGTTTATTGCCCTGGTGGTAAATGGCGGAATCCGAATATGCCAAAACGCCGTTATCTTTAAGCTGGAGGTACTTATTTGATTTGGAGTTTTGCATGAATACATCTGAGGTTCCAGAGCCTAAAACCGCGTTCGACTCACCACTGCCATTTAACGTGAGAGTACCGGCAGCACGAATGTTTCTGTTGGTGTGCAGGCCCGAGGCGTTAAGCTGCATAGTAGTGTTATGGATGTAATTGTGAATCGTAACAACATCATCCGAGCCGCCATTTCCAACGTACCAACGTGCAACGTTTTTTTCGTCACGCCCCATGAGATAAACTGCCTGAGAAGCCGCCAAGCGTCTCAGGACAAGAGCGGGGCCATTTGCTGCAACAGTTACCTGCCCGGCCACTGTGCCCCCTGTATTAGGTAACGCTTTAACGTCACCAGCGCTGATCGCAATGTCAGATGTGCCATCAAAAGCCTTTCCTGCAATCTTACGAGACGTGGCTAATTTGCTTGCGCTTACTGCATTCCCCTTGATTCGCAAATAACGGGTATCGAAGTTGGAGTAATCACCTGGCAAAACCCTGGCCGGAGTTGAGAACTCACCATTAGGTCGGAAGGTAAAGTTTTTAGTGTTGCCTGCTTGATCGGTAATGCCCAGTTCAAACACCATTGAATTAACCAGCCAACCGAGAGACGCTACATAGCTCTTATTTCCTGCGGTCACTTTCTGCTTCACCAGTGGGTGATACTCGCTTGCTCCACTCGAAGAAATCTCATTGAAGAAAGGGGCTTTCGTTTTCCACTGATCCCGGTAGGTAAATGACTCCGCATAATCAGCAGTTACTACGCCACCAATGCTCAATCGACCCTGTTCGTCAATCTGAACTAGATTGCTGTTCCATGTTGCGCCATTGTCACGATTATCGACATCTAAGCGCAAACAGTTGCCATCTCCGCGCCAGCGAAAACTAGCACTCGATGCGCTACGATCAATTAAGGACAACGAGGGCGCGTAGCTGTTAACCGTAATGCCTTGAGTGCCATTATTTGCAGAGCCATTCACAAGTAGCGCCGCGCCAGTCGAATCAGCTACCGCGCCAGCTCCCGGCGCGTTCACGATGGCCCCTTTTGTAGCACTAAGTGCGCCCGTCACAGCTAGGTTTGAAGCGAGCCTTACATCACCCGTTACACTCAAACCATTTGCCATAGTCACTCTACCGCTTGTAAGCGCTATAGAAAGCGGGCGGAAGGCGTTATAGGTTCCATAATTGTCTTTCAGGTCGGTCAGCATCATGTACCAGTTAGCACCATCAATGCGCTGGAATAAGCCGTAGTTACTGCCAACCATACGGTATGAGTTAGTGGCTGTAGTTTGCACTTCTCCGGTATTCTTAATAGTGCCGGCAACGGTAACACCGCCAGTGAAGGATGGAGCGTCACCTGGAGCCAACCCTAAGCCGACCAATACTGCTTTAGTTAAAGTTGTTTTTTTCCATAAGTTATCTGTATCGAGGCTCTTGGCCGATGCCGCAGCAGACGATGCACTGGCGGCCGCATTGTTTTCAGAGGTTTTAGCAGCTGACGCTGATTTACCTGCGTTAGAGTTTGAACTCGCTGCGGCATTCTCAGATGCTTTAGCATTTGTCTCTGATTTCTTTGCGTTAGCTTCCGAGGTCGAGGCATTCGATTGCGAGGTGGCCGCCTTCGATGCAGAGGTGGCCGCAGCTGTTTTAGAGCTGGCCGCACTTGTTTCTGAAGATTTAGCGTTGGTAGCAAAGGTGGCCGCGGCCGATTTAAAGCTGGCTGCGCTGGTCTCAGATGCCTTAGCCGCAGTCGCACTTGATGCAGCATTTGTTTCCGAGGTACTGGCGTTAGCCTCTGAAGCCGCCGCTGCGGATTTAGAACCAACTGCTGCATTTTCAGAAGCCTTAGCATTTGCTTCGGACTTCTTCGCGTTGCTTTCGGATGTTTTAGCGTTAGTTGCGGAAGTGGCTGCACTTGTTGCCGACGTTGCTGCCGAACCTTTTGAGCTGGCTGCGCTGGTGGCGGATGCAGCCGCGTTCTTCTCTGAAGTAGCTGCCTTTCCTGCAGAGGAAGTTGCAGAGCCTTGGGAGGCTTTTGCGCTAGTTTCTGAGGTGGCTGCAGCGATTGCCGAACCACTTGCGGCGGTTTCGGATGCCTTGGCGTTAACTTCAGATGCCTTGGCGTTTTTCTCTGACGCTGCCGCCTTGGTAGCGGAAGCCGCCGCTGCCGCTTTGGAGGATGCAGCCGCACGCGCTGATCCCGCTGAGTTTGTCTCTGAAGTCTTTGTCGCCTTCTGGGATGCCAATGCTGCTGACGCACTTGAAGCAGCAGCTGTTGCGTTAGCGGCGGCCTTCAGAATCGAATCTTGGTTTGCGGAAAACCAGGCCATTGCATCTTCGTGTTCAGAGACAATCTGACGCAAAGCCTTCAGCGTGATCAGTGTTCCATCCTCAGCTAACAGCTGGGCATCCTGCCCCGAAGTAAGCCAAGAGCGAATAACGCCTGAATCAATATTCATGCGTTGCAGCTGAGCCGCAAAGCGCGCTGAAAATTGACTGATGTCACCCTGATAGGTCGTGATGATACGGCATGGAGTGTTATTCACGTTTTTGCCATCGTAAGGTTCTACGAGCGTAAGCGATGTATCTGACTCAACCGACTTAATTTCGTATGGCTCACCTTTTTCACCAAGCAAGATCATGCCCGGCAGAACGCCATTTTCAGCCTTAGACCAACTGGTGCCGACACCAGTAACGATGTTAGAACCATTGATCAAGGTTTTAGTACCTTCCCTGTACCACATATTTTCTCCTTAACGCGTCAGCATTCCTTGCTTCGGCGGTTAAACTACGCTCCTGCGCATTTACAAAAGTAGGTAGATGGTTACTTATTTTTGCGAGAGTATCAACATAAAAGACCATGATTTTCATAGCTTTTGAATAACGGTAAAGATTGCCCCGATAAATTCAGGGCAAACTTATTACATCAATCCCATCCGAACTCGAAGGCGGCCATTCTCGTCATACACTTCGATTCGGTTATTGTTGATCACCATGCGGCCGGTGCTTCCGCTGTTGCCATTCATCTCGAAGGCACCTCCTTTTGCAATTCGCCAACCAGTCCTTCCCGAAACGTAGTTAGTGGACTGCAAATCACCAATTTTGGCATTCACGATTGTGCCGTCTTTAATGTATGCGCCATTCATGTAGGCAACACTATTTTGCACAACAAATGGCGTAGTCACCTTGCCATCGACGGAGTTAACCAACCCGAAGCGGTCAGCGCGGATTAGGAACTGCGACAGCCCTGATCCGTCGATCCCTAGCGCCATGCCAGCAGCATACTTCTGGCCATTTGAGGTGGATGTCTCCATCTTTAATGTCCAAGATGCAGAAACCTTAGAGTTCACATTAGCCACGGCTTGAGAAGTTTGCTGAACGGTAGATGACACCGAATCAGCTTTGGCACTGACCGTATCAACTCGCTTGCCCAATGCTGTATCGGCATTAGCGCGCGCTGTCTGTTCAGAGGTGACCGATGACTCAAGCTTGCCGGCTCTGGATTTAAGCGCGGTGATGTCACTGGCCATAGCCGAATCGGCATTTGAACGAGCCCTGGTCTCTGTGGCAACAGCCGCTTTAATATCAGCCGCAGTCTGCGTTTTTAGGGACGTAATCTGGCTTCCCAGCGCAGTATCGGCATTAGTGCGGGCTTTCGTCTCAGTAGCTACAGCGGCTTTAATATCTGCTGCCGTTTGCGTCTTAAGAAGGCTAATTTGGCTGCTGAGTGCTGAATCACCGTCAGTTCTAGCTTTGGTCTCCGATGCTACCGCTGCTTTGATGTCACTGGTAGTTTTGGTTGCCAGCTTATCAACTTTGGTACTTATTGCGGTGTCACCATCAGTTCGTGCCTTCGACTCAGTTGCGATCTGGGCGGTCACATCGTCATTAACCTGCGCGCTAAGTGCAGTAATTTGGCTTGATAAGGCGCTGTCTTTATCCGCGCGCGTTTTGGCCTCCGCTGCGATCTGCGCTTTAACGTCAGTATTAACCTGCGACTGCAGATTTGTGACCTTTTTCGACAAAGCGCTATCAGCGTCAGCACGAGCCTGCTGCTCGGTTGCCAGCGATGCTTTAACATCATCGTTAACTTGTGCCTTCAGCTGGGTGATTTGGGTACTGACCGCCTCATCAGCGCTGGCGCGAGTTTCCCTTTCTTCCTGCAACTGCGCGGCGATGTCATCACCGATTTCAGCTTTCATCTCATCGACACGCTTGGCCACCGATGAAACAGAGTCTGCCAAAGCCTGCTGGCTGGTGGTCACCGATGCATTAGTTGATGCCTGCTGCTTTTTGTCTTCTTCCTGACGAAGTGCCAGATCGATGTTCGCTTTAGCATTTGCCTCCAAACTCGTTGACCATTGCGATGCTGTTTGCTCGACGCCGGCCACCGTCTGTTTCATTTCATCAATATTGGCCTGGCCGGTGTCCACCACTGACTGCATGGTGTCAACTTTTTTGCCGATCGCTGCATCACCATCAACACGAGCCTGTCTCTCTTCGGCGATTAGCGTTTTACTATCGTCCAAAGCTGCCTGTGTCGCATCGAGAGTGCTGGCAACGGACTCACCCTGCTTCTTAACGGTCTCTTTAAGAGCTAAAATACTGGCGGCGGCATCGTCTACTTCATCTAGCGCCTGGCTGACTTTATCTGCCGTGTCCTGAACGTTGACCTTCAAATCACTTTGTTCTTTCTCCATGCCGTCGAATGAGTTTTGCATGTCGGTAACTGACTGCTTAACACCTGTGACAGACAGCTCAATCTCATCGACCGTTTTATGCAGTTCACCCACACTTTCGTCGATCTTCTTACTAACTTCTTCAACAGCTTCTTTTGTCGCTGATTGGTTGATGTCAGCCAGAAGATCCTGCCCAAGCTCAGAAGAAGTAATCTTGTTCTTCAGGAACGACAGAACATCTTTGGTGGTAGCCTCGGTGCCGAGGGAAGAGTTTGGCTGGCTCAGCATTCCGCGCTTATTTACTGCGCGCACCCAATAAAACCAAGTTTCGTCATCGCCCAGCCCGCTATGAGTAAATGTCGTTGAGGCAACCGCCGCAATAAGAGACGCGGTGGTGAGATCGTTGGTGCGAGAGGCATAAACGTTAATTTTGTCGATATCGATTGTGCCCGGCAACTGCCATGCCAGAACGTTGACGCGATAATCTCCGATCGCAGTGAGAAGCGTGGGCGCATCTGGTGGCGTCATCGTTCCAAGAGTGGTGTACACCATGGAAATGACGCTGGAACGTCTGCCCGTGACTGAAATCGAGTACAGCTCGATGTCATACATGCCATTCTCAGCAGCGTTTAAAATGTCGAACTGCTCTGTCTTAACCTCTGTTGTAACCCAATCTTCAACAACATCGGAACGACGGTAACGCAGCACATAGGAAGGCGACTTGCCCTCCCAACTCACCATCATTTTTACCGAAAGGTTGCCTGGAGAAGAAACATATGTGCCTTCGGTTACCTGCAGGTTTTCAGGAGTTGAGAAAGTTGGATCGAGAATGGTCGTCTTCGACGGAACGAGAGTCGCCCCTTCATCGATTGCGGCAAACTTCGTTGGGTTGTGCTGCACACCAACGATGTCAAAGGCACCCTTCTCTTCATTCTGGTTAACGGCCAGCACACGTAGTAGCATTGGCTCCAGATTAGGCTCAATGACTGACCAGATCCCCATAATCGCAGGGTATTCTTCTTCAGTTAATGCCTTCTTAAAGGTGACAACAGAGTATTCGCCAGCGCCTTCAATAAGGTCGCGATCAATCATCTTCCCTTTAGCACTCAGGAAAGAGACGGTATTCCCGGCTTTAGTCAGTTTTACAGAAGCGTCAAGTGTGATGCTGTTTTTGGTGTAGTTCACCAGACGCCCGGAATTTCGTTTCCCTGATCGGAACTTATCTTGCAGTTTCACCAGCTCGCCAGGCATGAGTAAAGATGCGTCCATACCAGAAGTGAAGGTGATAAGATCTGTTTCCATGCGGTTGCTGTAAAGCGTCCAAAGCCCCACACGGTGAGCCTGGCCACGGCTTGTACAGCCGAAAGCTAATGATTCAGTTTTACGTACACCAAAACGCTTAATACCCTCTTCATCTTCAACGTACTCAATGTTCTGCTTGTACAGGTCATCTTTGTCGTTGTAGGTGATGAGAGCTACTGTTGCGCGGTCTTTGCGAGAAGAGCCTTTATAGGATACTTTGCCAATGATGTTCGCGGCACTGAACTGCATGACCGGGCTACTTGGGCTATCTTGCATGATATTAACCATGCCACCAGCCCAGAAAATCATCCCTCGGAAAGTCGATACGATGTCCTGAAGAACCTTGTACGCCTCACCGCGTGAGTTAATTACGGTGTTAATTGCGAAGCGCTTCTCCTTACCCCCGAATCCATCATTGATCAGCTCATCGCAATAGCGCCCAATCTGGTAAAGCTGTCCGATGTTGATCATTGATTCAGTGACATACTCCCCCAGGCCATAGCGCTTACTGGTGAGCAGGTCGTACAAAATCCAGGCAGGATTTTCAGAAACCATTAAACGGAAGGTTCCATCCCAATCTCCCGAATACGTACCAAGCACCGGGTCATAGTTGGACGGAACGCGGATTTCCATACCCGAGACCAAGTAGGAACGCGCCGGCACAGAACTACCAAATTGCTGCGAGTCGATTTTAAGACCAACAAGCGCACTGTTCGGGTAGTTAAGTTTTGTACTGACGATTTCACCGTACTGACTGAGCCAGGTCTGATCTTGGATATAGTCAGTGGTGCTATCAGCGGTCACGCGGCTTACGCGAATGCGATAATTTGAGCCTGGCTTGGGCAGATCAAAGAGATACTCACGATAGTGTTTGCCGCTGGACTTTTTGCTCAGCGTAACGACATGTGAGGCATAACCTTGAGGTTTAATTGGTTTAAACGAGTTAGCGCCGTATGCGATCTCAAACTGGAACTGAACGGTCGTGCCGTGGGTGTCGCCCGACTTCTGATCCGTTTTAGTCAGCTTCGGGAACATCATAATGACACGCACCTGATCAGAATCATCGTTGTCGATCTGAATGGTGCGAGGTGTAGATAGCTTGATTTGAACGCCAACATCATGCGGGGTTTCAACCGAATCAAAGCCCTCGATCACTGCCTGATTCTGTGTCCCATCACGAAACCACCAGGTTACACCATTGAAGTTACTGGTGCCGTCCGGGTTAAGAATTGGGACATTGTCGAGGAAAATTGACTGGCCGCCATTGATCAATCCACCAATCTTTCCCTCACCAAGAAGGTCAAGGATTGAGGCGAGTGATCGCGACTGAACATTATCTTTATCTTCTACAGGCGTGCGCGCGGAACCGCCGCCCTTGCTGCCACCGCCAGAACCGGCGAGCAGGCGTCTTTCTTTAACAGTTGCCACCGAAAATCTCCCTTTTTGGTGCAATTTATGTGTGATCGCTGGCATCCTGCCGGCGCATGGCTGGGCATCAACCTCCTGTCGATGCCCAACTGTTTTACTTAATCTACCTTAGCCACCACCGCAAATGTCTAAGCCTGCGTAGTGGTTATGCACTAAAGCATCTGCTCAACAGACATCTTGACGCTGACAATCTGGGAGCCGACTAAAATCTCTTTACCGTAAATGAGCTGTACGGGGTTGCCTTGAGATACTGTATTTTGCGGCCCATCAAAGTAGTACGATTCATTATTATCAACGGTCGTCATTTTATTTGATGGCTGCTTGGATAAGAGCGCTGCGACACCACCGAAGGCCATAGCAAAACCAGCAGAAAACATTGCCAATGAAGCACCACCGGTTACTGAAGTTGCGACCACCGACACTACCATCAAAATAACACCAACAACAACCTGAACTGCACCGACAACCTTTGAGCCAGAGCCACGATAAATTGGCGTGATTCTGATCGACTTCATGCTGCCGTTATTTTCCATTTGGAACTCGGCTTCGCTCATATCGTAGACTGCACCATCATGACGCTCGACAGAAATATGATACTTCTGATATTTCTTAGCGTTCATCTTCATCCAGGTTACGAGACCAGGGCGATTACAGTCAATAATAGTTACTGCGCGCCGGACAGTATTTGCAGCAACGCGATGAACCTTGCCAAAATTTTTACCTAAAACTCCACCTAATTCGACAGTGACAAGTTCAGGCTTATCCATAGCCATTTCACTCATTGTCTTCCCTCACATTAAATCCTTGTGTCTCAAATGGTGCGTAGTGTGCTTTTCGTACATCCCGCCATAAATTGCTTTACAGCTCAATCTATCCATTTGATGATGCAATATCATACCATCGCCAATGTAAACTGCACAGTGATCAGGAACTTGCGATGCTAACTGCATGAAGAAAATGTCGCCATTTTGACGTGGGGTTCCCGGTGGTAATCTTACAAGATCCTGTGATTGGAAGTTGTCGTTTAAAATATCAACCCCCTTTTCCCACCACGATGGGATATGCAACTCGGGGCAGACGCCAATAGCCACATTTTTCTCTCGCTTTAAATAATCTCGGCACAGCAACCAGCAATCAAATACCCCGAATGCGTAAGGTCTTCCCTCATAAGGCATTTCAAATCCAGATGGCTTGATCACATTTACATCACTAAAACGAAACTCTGCATCAATTTCAGGATTGTAATTTTTGCTGATGTTGATAATAAACCACGGCAACTCTGAGGCTTCACAACCAGACACATCTGCCTCAGACGCCTGATTGTCCTCGTCAGTATGCGAATGCCAAACGCCCACCACCTCGCCAGCTTTCTCAGCTGCAATTTGGTCTTCGGCGTGCATGACAAAATAGTTTTCAGGATCATCAGCGACGTTTCGGCAAATAATTAACTCATACTTATTCGCTCTCGTATTAATAAGCAGGCCGCAAGCCTCATTCGGATATTCCTGTAAAGCGGCAAGGCGCATAGCGCCAAGCAGCTTTTCATTCATCATTTCATTTTTCATCATGCGCGGTTTGCTCCGGGGAACCCGCCAAACGCAATGATGCCATTGGCAAAGTAATTAATCCGAGCACGGCACGATGACAATCGTTTGGTGCAATAGTCGGCGCTGGCCAGTTTGGTTGGAGCGTCATTTTTGTCAAAGTAGGGACCGGTATAACCGCACTCAGCGCTTCGATACTGCCACTGGCATGAGTTTTTGACGATCTGGCGGTTGGGTAGCATAACCCCCATCAGATCGAAGGCTGAGGCAAGCTCAAACTCAACAATCTCCCGATCCTCAAAAGTCTTTTGGTCGATGTACCACATCTCATCGGCAAAATGCTGGTTCGCGTCAGCTGTTGGGTTGCCCTCAGTAAAGTTGGCAGCATCTAAAAATCGAGCGAGCGTGACTCGACGAATCAGCTTACAGCCGATCAAATCCTCATTCGACTGCACTTCAGCCGAAATAATTCCATCGAGGTTACTCACCTGCAGTTTTGGTCGCGGTAACTTGCCCTGGCCATTTTTATCGAAACCAGATGCCGCAATTGGCCATGGTTTATAGGTTACCCCCTGCCAGATAATTGGTTCAGAAAGTTCGTTGGTGCCTGCATGAAAATACAGCTTCCCACCGCTGGTAGTTACTGACATATCCAGCTCAAACACTTCAATCAGCGCACTCGGTTGGAGCGACTGAATACTCGATACAATAGTTTCCATTTTCTATCTTCATCCTTGAATATTAGCCCCCCATCCTTGGAGGGCTTTTGTTACTCAAATACTTGGCGGAAAGTTGTGGTCAAGGTCGCGTACCCTCGTGAGTTTTTGACCTTATGGCTATCGCTCACCACGACAACCTTCTGCCCGTTTGGTGAAATCCAGTCAAATGATTCCACCCCGCCGCGCGCATACAGGAAGTCGTCGATCTCCTGCATCTCAGTTCGTGTACCCTGGAATTGCAGATCCCAGCTGGATTTGCGCCAGTTCAAACCACTGGTTACACGTTGCTCATACCCTTCGTTGAAGGCGAGCCGGGTTACTTCCGGCTTCACCTCCTTCTCGGAATCAAACAACGGGAACCAGGTAAATGTCGTCCGTGACATTCCCCACTCCTTATTTGCTTGTACTGCTTAACATGCCGCCCGGTCTGCTTTCGTCGGTCAGTGTGTCAAGCACGACCGCCTTAACTTTGCGAGCCATATCGTTCCACTGAGAGCCGTTGTCCGAGTTCTCAGATGACTTGCTGCTACCGTCACCGTAATTCTGAACAGTGATAGAAATCGCCACACTGTCGCCGCCAGCACCCTCGCCACCGCCAGTAAACGTCACCGGGATCGAACGCCCGTCTGGGAGTGGCACATACGCCTCTTTGTGACTGCCCTCGCCAAACAACGCCAGCTGCGGGGATGAGGCGATACCGCCTTTGGCGTACTTTTTGAGAGGAACCACACCGTCTGGACCGAACACCCCGCCCTTGGCGTGTGCCGTCACCTGAAACTGATTGGCGTTTGGCTTGACCTGAAAACCTTCGGTTCCATCCTGCACCGTGCTGGCCGAGTTTCCTGTCCAACCGGCAGAGGACATCGCACCATACGCAGATGATGCCAACCCCATAATGCTCGCGGCCGCCCCTACATACCCCATCCACTTATTGCCTGTAGCAGCGCCCAGCGCTGAAATCGTCGCACCGATCGCAGTTACAGCCGTGCTTGCTGACAAAGTGAATCCACGAGTTGCAGATGTCGCCTCTTGAGTAGAGACTGCATTTTGCGTCACCGCGGTTGTCGAGTTTTTGGTACTGCCCGTCAATTCGTTGAAGCCATCTTTCAGGCTTTTCAAACCTGATGACGCCAGATCCGATAAGGATGTGGTCAGTGACTTGAAGGAGTTCTTTAGCCCATCAAACATGCTGCCAGAGTCGTTACCGGCGCTGGCTGGTGAAGACATTGCCTCAACTGGCGAGCTTGATTGCTGGGTTTTAGTGAAGCTCCCCATAACCGCATCTTTGGCACCCGACAGTTTATCGCCCCAACTGGCTCCTGAGTTTGTACCCTTGCCCAGCGACTGCATAAGCGGCTCAACAACCAGTGCTTTGGTGCTAACCTTCAACATTTCGTCAAAGATGTAATCGCCAAAATCAGCGATGCTGAACTTGCCTGTTTTGACGAACTCGGTCAGCTTATCAGTCAGATTTTCGAAGCAGCTCGTCCACACAGATTCCATTTGCGAGGCTACATCGCTGTACTCCTGCGCCAATTTCTGCTGAGACGTGCCAACCTCTGCAATAAACGCTTTATTTCGGCCAGCCAGCATTTGTGAGATTGCACGGTCGTACACCTCTTTCATGCCCTGGTCTTGAGCGTTCTTCGACTGACTCTGCAGGTAAGCCAGGCTTTCGTTAAACTTCTTATTCCACTCGGCCGCCGTAGATTGATAATCCGGGGTGTAGCCTGAGCTGATCACCTTGTTGGCCATCGGAGCGAACTTGGCAATACTCTGTTCGGCAGCGTCTTGATTCAGCCGCTTGGAATAGGCGTCCTTGTTCTGGTTGATGAACGCCAGCATGGTTTTGGCGTTGTCGATCATCCCTTTGGAAAGCGTATCGCTTGGCACTGCGTTAGCCATCTCAGTCAGGTGCTTGGTGACTTCCTGAATGTTCTGGTCGAACTCAACGCTCGCTTTCGATGACAACCCCAACTGGCCGGCCATCTGCTCCGCTCTTCCGATCCACGTCTCATTGGCTTTAATTGCCTTTTGACGCGCACTCTCCTCACGCTTAGCCGCTGATTCAGCAGATTTACCCGCTCGCTCAGCTGCGCGCTGGGCTTTTTGCTCATCCTTCAGCTTTGCCGCGGTCAGGATGGAAGAAATCTTCTCGCGCTGGTCTGCGGTAAGTTGCTCCATCTTAATGGTTTCGCCGTAGATAGAACGCAGCTTAGTGTTAGCCTTCAGCTGGGCATCACCCTTTACAGCATCGCCGGCAATATCACGCATGATTGTGCCGTCTGGATTCATTCGGGTTTGTTTGCCAGTACCGAGCTGGGAATTTACAAACAGTGAGTTCAGGCGATCATCTTGCTTTTTGGTACCGCCAACACCGGTATAATAAGAACCATCCAGCATCTGCAAGCCCTTACCAGATTGTTCACGGATGTTCTTAATTTGCCCCTGTAAACTGCTGAGTGATTCCTGCGCGGTGTTGTATGCCTGAGATTGGCCATTCAATTGACCTTGCAGACGCGAGCGGTCGCTGTCATTCAGGTTCGGGTTTTCCAGCAGCTTCGTAATTCGAACAACCTCTTGCCCAAGGCTATCGACGATCTTCTGGGTTTTGTCTGCCCCATCCAGGAATGGCTTGAGATGAGCGTCGCGATCGGCAGCGTTGATTGCTTCCAGCTGCGCGCTTTTCTCAGATGGAGACATTTTCTGGTCTTGCGAAAGCACCGTGCGCTTATTGCGTGCGTCCTTAAGAGTAGTGGTGCTGTACTGAGCCATCCCCGCTTTGATGCCGTTGTCTACGTCTTCCAGGCGTTTGGTGACAATATCGCGCGCCAGGTTCTCGTATTGGGCTTTATCACCCATACCAACGGTCTCTTTAAGCTGAGCCAACTCCTTCTTATTTGCTTCTAACCGCGACTGAAGTGCCTTCTGATCAACACCAATTGCTGAAGACGAAAGGCCACCGCTCTTCATCGCATCAAGGGTCTGCTGATCGCCGCTGTTCTGGCTCTCTAGCTGCTTGATACGAGCGGTCATTTGAGATCGCTGTGCCGCTGTCATCGCTTCAGGGATCTTGCGAATCTCCGCTACTGTTTCGGCGGTTTTGTCACGCAGCGATGACATTACGGTGATTAACCCACCGACCGCTAAAGCAATTGCGGTAATTGCTGCGCCCACAGGGTTGGCCACAATCACGGCCTGGAATGCCAGCCATGCGGTGCGAACCATCTTAATGGCCTCGCCTACATAGATGATCATCGCCGCGGTGCCGCCGAGATCACGGAATGTTTTAACTACACCGGCAATTACACTGATTGTTTTCGCACCAGCGCCGTTTACGACCTCAAATGCTTTTTTGAAGCTGCCTCCCATTTGTGTACCTGCAGTGGCCAGCCCTGTCACAGTACCTTTCAGCACTTTAAAGCCGATTAATGCTAAAGCAGTCTGGCCGAGCGTGAGAAGCAGCTCTTTGTTACGCTCCGCCCACTTCGCCATATCCATTAGCGCGTTTACCGCAGTGGACAGCCCCTCGCCCAGATCCTGCGCAAACACCTTCCCGTCAGTGCTGTTCATGTAACTGGACAACTCTTTGAAGGCTTTAGTGATTGATTCAAGGTAGCCAGCACGGCCAATACGATCGGCAAACAGAGTGAATGAGGTCTGGAGTTGAGCCAGCGCCCCACTGTATGCCTGCATAAGATTTTCGGCTGCACCACGGCTTTGAGCATCAAGCCCCTGGAATAACAGCTCTAAACCCTGCTTCGCTGAGACAGTACCGGTAGAAATCGCCTTGGTCAGTTGCCCCATGGTAACGCCTGCGGAATCTGCCATTGCCTGCATCGCGGTAGGAACTGCTTCACCTAATTGCTGACGCAGCTCTTCCATCGAAATGACGCCCTTACCGGACATCTGCTGGATTGCTACAGCTGCTCGCTTCAACAGCTCACTATCGCCACCAAAGCGAGCCACAGAGTCAACCAGCGACTTTAGAGAGCCATTAGCGGGATCGATGCCAGCTGACTTGAATTTAACGAATGCGTCTGTCAGCGCTTCCATTGCGAACGGGGCTGTTTTAGCCATGTTCACGATGTAATTCATGTCATTAGTCGCAGCCAGCTTCGGGTTGGCTGCTTCTTTGTTCATGCCTTCAAGCAAGATGCGCATCTTCTGCATCTGGGCTGCTGCTTCGACGATTGGCACCTGCCAACCAAACAACATCTGCTGAACGGTATAGGCTGCATCCCCGATTTCACCGAGCATGAAGATATTGCCTCTCATGCCGTCCATCAGACCGCCGCTTGAGTGACGACCACCACGACCCGAACGACCACCGGAACCACCACGGCCAGGTCCACGTACATCCGCTCGCAGATTGCCCAATTCTCTTTGGCGGTTAATAAGCGCGTCCATCTCCGCCACGACCTTTTTCATCTGGGTGGCGGCTTTGGTGGACGATGCAGCCCAATTCTCCATTTTCTTGCTGGAGTTGGACAAACGAGTGCTCATGCCAGAGGTTGCGGTGTTAGCTTGTTTGACCTCATGGCCAAATGATGATGCAGAGCGACCAGCATGATTAGCCCAATCGGAGAAATCACTCAGCTCAGATTGGACAGCCTGCAGCGAATGATGAAACCCTTTTGTGGCTTTATCAGCAGCGTCAATGCGAGTGGTGTAGGTTTTGAGGTTGGCATTGAACGCCACCAGCTCTTGTCTGGTGTCGCGCATGGCCTTTGAGACAAGCTCGAAACCGGCGCCTAAGTCCTGAAGACCGTTGGCGACCGATTCCAGCTTTTTGTCGAGCGTCCCCAAAATCCCGGCGACTGAACCAAGAGAGCGCTCAAGTGTTGCGATTTTTTGGGCTGGCTTTGTGGCCTTCTCGCCAAAACTGACCAGCAGTTTTCCCGCCCGGTCGATTGCCGCGGTGAACTTTTTATCGTCCAGCGACAGAATAAACTCTACGTTGTCAGACATTCCCTTGTCATCCTGCGCCAAAAATTTTCATCAGTTGCTCTTTGGCGTCGGGGTCTGCTTTCGCATAACTTGGATCGTAGACTTTATCGGTAACGACTGGTCTTCCAATACGGTGTTGCAAACCCTCCATGAACGCCTTGCCGCTATCCGCATCTGCCTGGGCGACTCTTGCCACCTGGAAACTGCGGACATCCTCTTCAGCCCGGAGACGATCAATGTTTCGACTTAACATCCAAAACATGGCCAACGGCAGCTGGAGTAGTTCTCTCGGTGAAACGGCATAGTGAGCAACAACACGACTGAAATAGAATCCGAGATCGATGGAAACCGTCACCATCTGCCCGGACTCATCGCGGGTAATTACTTTGCCTCTTCACCGGCAGCTTTTTCGTTCTCTTCTTCAACAACTTCCATGGCGAAGGTGAACACCTGCTGCAGTTGCGGCAGCGACAGCTTTTCAAGTGCTTCAGGGGTAACGGTGGGCAGTAACTTCTGCACCAGATCCGCGTATGAGGTTACCTGATCGGCCATAGACAGAGCGGAGAGATCCTTCCCTTCCATCTGCTTAATAGCGACGAACAGACCAACGGTCATTTCGACGATCGGGTATTTCTTGCCGCCGAATTTGATTGCTTTTTGTGGAGGCGAGATTGCATCCAGATCGAGTAATTTGGTCATTTTCAAATCCATTTAAACAAGAGGCTCGTCCTGAGCCTCTTTAGGTGTTACGCGACGGTGATTGCCGCCGAAGCAGTCTTCGCGCCGTCAGTGGTGGTGAAGGTGATCTGGGTATTACCCGCAGCCTTACCAGTTACCTTGCCGGTGCTATCTACAGTAGCTACAGCAGTGTTGCTCGATACCCATGTACCGGTTTTATCGGTGGCGTTGGTAGGCGCAAATACTGCGGCCAGCTGAGTAGTACCGCCCACTGCAATATTTGCCGTGGTTGGATTAACAGCTACGCCAGTGACTGCGACAGATGCGTCACCAGCATTAGGCTTTGGGTTGGTCATGGTTCCAAGAATGCCGTCGTCGTCCGGGTATGCGTTAAAATCAACGGAGAACACGCGAACGTCATCGGATTTGTAGGCCATGGTGAAGTTACCCGCGGTAGCGGCCTTCGGCAGAGTCAGCACGAAGTCGGTGCCGTCCTGCGGCGTCAGGATCAGTTCTTGGGCAACATCAACGAGGTTGACGCCCTGAGCGGAGCTGATTGACAGGGTATTTTTATCTTCAGACATGGTCGAGCCAGGCATCAGATTAACTAGGTTCGCCAGAACACTTTCGGCCAGTGGAGCGGTAACTTTCACGTTACGACCCTGCACCAGTTCGGAAATGGTGGTCTGACCCAACTGGTCAACGGTGACTTTGAGGGTTTCGGTAGAAATCTCAACTTCAACGCCGCCTTTAGTGTAGCCAAGATCCTGGCCACCGAAACACACTTTGCAAGCGCCTAATTTGATATTTTTAACATGAGTGTTAGCCATTGTTTGCAAACTCCTTTTTGCATTAAGTGCCGCATTCCTTGCGGCAAAAGTAAGTATATAGCTATTTTTTACTTTAAAAAAGTAACCATGAAGCTATTTTAATGATGATTACACTGGATATGCTGCAAATTCGACGGGAATACCAGCTTCGAACAGCGATCCATCATCCTGCGGGTAAATGATCGGTAGAGACAGAGGCTTAACAAATTTAAACCGAATGCCCTGGACTTCTGTATCAAGCAGAGGCAGTACGGCCATGATTTTGTTAGCTCTGGCCGACACTGCAGACAATGTTGGCTCTCTGATGATTACTGTAAAAACATCCTGATAAAAGCCATCAAGCTCGCGGTCAATGGCAATACCGGTATTGGGATTCACCAGCAAAATTCCGCTTTTGACTGAAGCCGGCATGTGATGCGCGAAAGTATCTTTACCAATCACGCCTAACTTCTTGTCCTGAAGAAATTTAGCAAACACTTCAATAAACATTTCACCCCCTTGTGAATCCGGCCTTTCTCGCTGCTTCTGTCACAGCTTCCCTGAACCGTTTTTCGCCCATTTCAATCGCGCGCTCCATATAGAGACGCCCTACCCTCGCTCGCATTCCCTCGATCGGCGGGTTGGTGACGCTCTTCATTCTCGACAATCGGCCAAGCCGGTAGTGATCGTTGTGCATGTAATCCGCATATTGCCCAACCGTCACGCCCGGGTGTCCCTCGCGAGATGTTGCACCGGAGACATACAGCTCGACTTTCACCTCAGAGAAGTTATTGATCACGCGCGCGTAAATCGCCTTTTCAAGTGATCCGGTTTCAATCGGCGCCATAGCTCTGGCCAATCGCTCCATCACCTTAGCCACCTTCTCCATGTCGCGAAGCAGGTAACGCTTAAATGCTTTTTGACGCTGATCGAGAGAATTGGCCTGGCGTCGTAACTTTGTAGCGTCGTAACTCAGACCCATACGTTTGCCCCGACTTCCAGATGACCAGGGCGCCCACGAAGCCCCCAACGACGCTCTACGCTCGCCACCAGCAACTTAGTGCCAGACATCACCAGAACGTCATCCAGCTTAACATCAGCAGCCAGGGGCACAATTAACACAGCATTAAACGTCTCTACGTCAGCTTTGCCACGACTACCAGAGCTATCAGCCCTTACGGACGACTGGACAACACCTTCCGTGAAGTTCACCACGCCAACTTTGGCGCTTCTAACAAATTGATATTTCGACTCGCCGTAGATGTTCATTCCGCCTTTGCGGTACACAGCGAGTTCAGTTTGCCAGGCTACGTGCATACTCACCTCCATGTGAATAAACAGCGCCAGCGCCATTCAGCTGGTGCGGGTGCATCAAGGATGACTTCAACCCTGCCCCCATGCTGGTGGCTGCTGGCACGACAATTGGCTATCGACGAACGATAAACCGGTTATTAGTGTATTTCGCTAACAAACGCCAAGTGGTTCTGGCAACCGTTTTGGGTGCGCTCTTGCCGGTTCGGTACATGTTGGTCGTCTCGCCAATCGACTCCGACAGGATTCCATCTTCACGCGCGGCAGCTACATCATTGCCGTTGGCAATTTCACACGCTTCGTTGATCACAGCCAACATCACAGCGCGCTTAAAGACATCCGGGAATGCAGCAAAATCCTCATCGGTCAGCTCATCCCAATCCACCATATCAACGCGGTACTGTCCTGCTGCGCCAAACGGCATTGTGGTGACGTTCAGCATGTTTTGCGGTCGATCGTAATCGTCATAATCGATACCAAAGATTCGACGAATTGAGAAAGGCATTGTCTTAATGCGATTCGTGGCCTCAATAAGACGCTTACGCATCAAGCTGTCGCCATCGGCAAGCAAAGCATCACCATTCAGCATGTCGATTGCCTGCATCTGGGCGTCGGCGATTGTGGCAAACGAATGCCGTGGAACCGCCAGCTCAAAGTCTGCCATCAGAACATACAGCTGCTCTGTGAGGTGATTAATAGTGCCGTCATTAACCGTCAAGACCAAACGACGCAAATCCCGTTCACGATCTGCCAGCTGATTGTATTCAGCTGGCACGACAACAGTGACGGACATCTGGCCAGCCTCAAATTCCACTGGCACATCTTCCGCCACAATGTTCGCCCGGCCGTCTTTCAGGGTGTACGTTGCGGTTGCCGCGTCTAGCACATTGAGAGTGAATGACAGCGAAACAGCTTCGCCGCTTTTAAACGTGCCGAGCTGAGCCATCATTCACCGCCCTGGGCTTTCAAAATGCCTTCAATCATCTCAACGATGCCCTTGCCCTTTACCCCCAGCTCATTTCCGATCTGGCGTAAACCGGCAATTCCTTCGCTATCGGCTACCGCCTCCAGCTCTTCACGAGAGAACATAGGCTGAGTGCTTACATGGGCTTGCGTGGTCACTCGCTCCATACGCTCATTAACCGGCGCAGAGGTCTCTTTTACGTTGTCAGCGGATAACCCATGACGTTCGCTATAAATGCCAGAAGGAGACACATTGGTGCCCTCAATGGTTTCTGCGCGCATAGATGAGCAAATACGCTGCTGATCCACAAATGGCAGTTCTGATACAGAGATGCCATCTTCAAACTGGATGCCACACAGCATGCCGGTATAGGCTTTGAAGCAGGATTCGAGCAGTCTTACTTTTGCAGTTTTCATATGAGTCCCCATAGAGGCCGATTAGACGGCCAAGTTATATTTATTCAGTGCCGGTGCCGGCATCGGTGGCAGCTGTAGGTGCGGCTGCAGCTACCTCAACTACCTCACCGCGCAGGGCGGCAAGCATTCGCTTCTGTCGGGCTTCACTCACCGGGCTGGTGGTAACGCTATTCTCTAATTGCACACCGAACATGTGACCCGTGTAATCCGAGAGCACTTCTTCGGTAATACGTACTTTTTTGTCTGCCATGTTTACTCCATAAAAAAGGGTGGGCGACTTGCCCACCCTTGCTAGTGATCGTTGATAGGTAGGTAACCACCTACCATTAAGATTAAATCTTAACGCCTTTCAGCGCTGCGATCGCTTTATCGTGCTTGTTCGCCAGAGAGCAGTACCACTTAACGCGAGTACGCAGGGCGTCTTTGTTCTGAACGGTGCCGATGGACTCAACCACGATACCGGCATTATCACCACCGTACAGACCGGTCAGACCGTTCTCTTCGGACAGATGCAGGCCGTAGATGTCGGCAGCGCCGTCAACAACAGGGATGAAGTCGTTCACGATGAAAGGAATGCCGTTGTGAGTCAGCATTGGGCGACCAAAGTTTTCGATCATCACTTCAGACGGGCCGACGTTCACGGTACGCAGCAACGCACGGTAAGCGCGCATATGCTCAGAACGAACCATCAGGCAGTCAGCGCCCAGATCTTTCACGGCATCGACCAGCTCATCGAGCATTGAGAAGGTCATGGAAGCGTTGGCAACAATGCCCTGATCAGCAGCCATCAGTTTGGCAATGCCGTCGAAGGATTTGGCATCTTTGGTGGAGTCACCCTGGATCAGGTTGCGGCGGAATGCGCGCGCCAAACCTTTCACTTTGGAACGAACCTGGATAGCCAGCTGGCTATTGGTGTCGGCCATGGTGGTTGCCAGGAATTTATCAACGTCAACGTCGCCAGCCAGAATACGCAGCTTAGCCACATGCTCGGTGAACGTTGCAGCGCCTTCTGGAACCACATCGTTCACGTCAATGAAGCTGGCTTCAGACAGTGAATCTTCGCGGTTGTACAGATACGCCTTAGAGTTGATCTTCATGAAAGGAAGAACGGCAAACAGGTCATCGCGATCGATGATAGTTTCGATTACGCCCTGTTCCAGTTCGTTGTTAGACAGCTTTTCAGCTTCGTCTCGCAGTAATGGCATCTTTTCAATTCCTTTTGATTAAGATGTTATTTTGTAACGATTTTTCCCAGCCCCGCAGTTAACTTGTCAATCGTTGACTTGTTCACCGGGGTGGTTACTTTGGCGCTTGGCTTACTTTGTGAGCCTGCACCTGGTTTAGCCTCGCTTCGCAGCAAAGCGTCGGCTTCAGGATCTGCACGCAAAATACGCTCAATCGCTGATTCGAATGCGAGAGGTTGGCCATGGCCATCGACCAGCACCGCACGGTCTTTCTGACCAGCTGGTTTGTCGTAACCTACAACGCTGCCGTCTTCGCCTACTTCAAAATGGTTGCCGTAAATCACACGAGCCTTAGCTGGTGTCATCAGTGCTTTGTCACGCAAGAAAGCAGAGCCAGAGAAAGATGCACCTACGGTCATCTCCAGCAGCTGCGCCTTCAGAGTGGCATTCTCAGCCTCAACCTGGGTACGAGCATCTCGCTCTACCTGCAGATCGGTTTGATGGGCTGCAACCATTTGCTTTTTGACCGCGTCAAATTCACCACGGCGCTCAAGCTCAGCTTGCTCCGCTTCTTGACGGGTACGTTCTGCCGCAGCTTCAGCATCCACCAAACGACGAGCACGTTCAGGGTCGATGTCACCATAAGCAGCCAGTTTTTCCTTGCGCTTCATGCTCTCTTTCAAAAGCTCAGCGCCTGACTTCTTGGCATCACGCAGTTTTGCGATCAGCTCTTCTTGCGACAGACCTGCGTATTCATCGTCGAGTTCCGGCTGACGTGCCTGCTTATGTGCGCCATCAGTGCCAGGGTCGTGTTCGCCACCTTCGCCACCAGGCTGTTCACCCGGTTGATCTTTAGTTGGTTCACCACCACCACCACCACCGCCCAGCTCTTCCTTGCCAGCGACGTCCATCAGGCCACGACGAGCCATCATCATTTGCCACAGATTCATAAAATTCCTTTTTACGCCTTATCGCTCGGTTGCTTGAGCAGATGAGTTCCCTGATCCTTGGGAAGAAGTATTCTCGGTTTCTTGAGAAGATGCCTTATCATAGGTAGTTGACAACCTATTTTCAATACCCACAGATACATTTTTTGGAGGAAATTTCAAGAGATCTGCCTCAAATTCCTTTTTCATTTTCTCCGTGACGTTCGGGAAAATCTTATCGATGAGCATTTCCATCTGATAACGACGAACACTTTCCGGCGCCTGCAACTCTGATAACTGCTGAGCAACAGCAAATTCGTCAGTCAAACCACGGATGTCGAAACTCTCCGGGTAGCTAACCAATGTGTGATCGTCTTCCAGCTCTTCACCCATCCATTTGCCAACCAGGGCAAGCATCTGGCGCTCTGCACGTTCCAGACGTTCAGCTTTCGTCACCAGCAAGCTATTCACGCGCTGGAAGTCGTATGCTTTGGCTGCGCCAGAGGAATTATCAATGCCCTTGGCGTTGTCCTGCTTGGTTCGTTCACCGGCAACACCAACAGAGTGATAAATCTCGTTAATGACAGTCTGAACCGTGGTGATGATCATCTGGGCTTGCTTTGGGTCTGGCGACATGTAGAACGGCTGCGAGCCACCTTCGCCATCAAAGGTAAACACTCGTTTAGTTCCCATTTCCAATACCTTGCCGTGGTTCTCATCGCCCGGCAGCATTGCCTGAACTGGAATCGCCAGCTGGGAGAAGGTCTGATCCTGAATGATTGCATCAAGGTTCGACAGGTAGTTGGCCACCGCACGGTCAAGGTAAGCGATGTCATCAATGAGCGATGGGCTGAAGTATGGCGATTCGCTTTGACCAATACAGTCAACAGGGAACACCGGCACAACACCCAGGTTATGCTCACCGCTATCTTCGAGGTAAACCTTAGCATTACCTTTATGGCCACCTTTCTTCACTTCTTCGCGGAACAGATACCATTCGTTTTGAGTCCACAAGCGATAACGCTGGAACTCCTGTCCGGTAGATGTAAACGGGTCGGCATCATCACGGGCGACTTCCACCACCAGCGCCCACAGCAAGTTACCGTCGTCATCCCATGCCAGATCAAGCATCTGCTGCGGTGAAATCCAGTAAGCGTAGGCGCGGCCATCCTGCTTCTTCTGGTCTTCAACCGACTCAGCTCCAGCTTCCATTGTGCTATCCACCACAACCCAAATTCGCCCATAGATGGAGGATTGCAGATCGATGGCGGCCATGAACTCGTTAACGGAAACGTTTTGACGTGTCGCGCGGCGCCAGAAATCCCGGATGAACTCAGGTGCATCTTCCTCAGTGCGGTGAATATCTTCGCGGAAAATGTATTTGTTGATCAGGTTTACAACTTCACGCGTGTGGTTGAAGCGGTATGCTCGCTCTACACGTTCTTTGTATTCCTGATCACCTTCTTTGAAATAGCGGAAAACGTTGTCATCGAACCATGCCCGGCCACCCGCGTAGGTGGCCGAAATAAAGTCCCAATGCTCCTTTTTCTTTTCGTACTCAGGATGCCGGCGTTTAACCAGATCCTTGATTACTTTGTCAGTCAATTCCATTTGACCAAACCCCAATTTAATATAAATACCGCTTTAAGATAGGTAGTTAACCACCTATCGAGAGCCACCAAGAATAACACGACTTTTAACCGGAAATCTTCTATGAATTGGATAGCCGAGGGCGTCAGCGCTATGCTCTACACCACCTGACTTGTCCATATCACGCGAACCCGGTTTGTAGATTACCTTTTCCAGCGATTCAATCAGCCCCTTACACTTCGGGCTGATATAAAGTCTCACATCCCCAGACGCGGTCATCAGCATACGGTTTACTGCATTCACACGGTCAGCGATCGGCGGGTGCTTCTTCGGATGATCGATGCGCAGAAAACCCTTCTCCTTAAAGATGTCCACATCCGATTCACCGCGCGCATGTTGTCGGTATGCGCCTGCAGGGTCTGGGAAGATTGTTACCTGAGACTTCGAGCGCCAGTACCGGCGTTCCAGCTCATCACATACCTCTGCGGTGTTTGAAGAATACAGTACCAGCTCATCCACCGCCCAAACTTCACCATTCGGCTGCGGCTGCAGGATGACCGAGGACATTGGATCGATGTTGAAGTCCTGACCAACCCAGATAGGCAGCTTCGGATTGAAGGCCACATCCTTAACATGCGTTTTGCGGTCGAACGGGTAATACACGCGACCTGACATGTTCTCAAACGACGCAAGGTATTCCTGAGCGAATGATTTAGGGTCCATATCATTCCGCGCGGCTTCGATCTCCGCTTCTGGAACAAAGGGTGAATCAGCTGTCACAAACTGCCAGCTCTTCCACTGCCCCTTCTTCTGCAAATCTTCGTTTTGCCCGATCGTCCAAAGTTTATGGAACTCAGAGAAGCCTTTCGGTGTACCGATAATCAGCGCACCACCGCGGGTAGAAGACAGCGTTGGACGCAATACCTTGTACCAGGTGTCAGGCTTCATATCCTGGAACTCGTCGAGCACGACAAAGTTCAACGCAACACCACGCAACGTATCTGGCTTATCCGCACCTTTTAGGGCAATTTCCGAGCCGTTCTTGAGAACGATCGTCATTGTGGTGTCGTTCTTTTTAGCCACCCATTTGCGCGGGATTGTCTCCTGAAGGTCATCCCACAAAATCTGCCTGGCCATTTGATACGTTGGCGCTACGTACCAAACACGCTGTTTGCGGCCGGAAGCGGCCGCACGAATAATTTTAGAAATTGACAGTCGAGACTTACCCCAGCGTCGGCCA